TTGGGAGTCCATCTGAACCTCACTTGATCGATGCAGGTTTTTTTCTGCATAGTCCCAGCGATAGCGCTAACGCCGCTCCAGAAATTAAACATCTCCGGGGCTTCGCTAGCACTCGTGTAATTGGCGTATGCTGTTAGCCAGTTCTCGAGCTTACGGGGCATAAAGGTTACTCGGTAGTACCCGCCAGTAACTTATATGCTTCCCACGTTGGCCACTTTTCCTCATCGCCTTCTTCTGGCTTTTGGATGAAGTTTGACAAGTCTTTATAAGTGATATGCTCGATCGGAATATAATCGAATTTGGCTATTTTGATTTCGGATGTTACTCCCTTCGACATTTCCCAGCCGGGGAGTTCGAGCACATGCATCATGTCACAGCTTCCGATCATTGCGCGGTTGTACTGTTCCCAGAATTGGAAATCGCCGGGCAGAGCGCCATGTTGGGCAATAGGATGACAATGCACAATAGGAGAGAAAGCTAGCTTTTTGTGCTGAAAGAGTTGAGTAGTGTAATGTAATACTAAATGGTGACGAGCGTTAACAATAGTTCGATCATCATGTGAGTAAGGCGATGCTACGTAAATAAAAGACATTGGAGTCTCCCTAGTTGACACACTTAATTATGTGGTTAAGTGTGTGGTTTACCATTTCTGCGGTTCAGCTGCTCCCCACGAAGTTGTGGAGAGTTTTAATCCCCACGGAATAGTTAGTGGGTCATCGTATGGAACGACAACAGTATGGAGCGCTTGTTTGATCTCAGGTATTCTGTCATGGAAGCGCTTTGGCCATTGGCATATAAGCGAGTCGTGGACTTGCAGGAGTAGTTCTACCCAAGGACAATGCTTTCGTATGGCTAAAGCTCCCTTGTTAGTATTGATTGCGACTGTGCTTTGCGGCTTCCAAGCGAGCGCTTTAGTAAAGAGTTCGTGAGGTCGATCGAAGTAGACAATGCGGTAACCGAATTTATTACCGACGGTTCGCCCAGATACCGCTCCGCAATCCGGGCATATACGTTCCCCTCCGTGCATTTTGTTACACCGCCAGCACTGAATTCCTGCCAATTGGCGATTTGTTCTATTATGCCACTCCTTGATACCCGGATGCAGGTGGAACCATCGCTCGTGAAATTCTTCTTCTTCAGCAAGAGATGTTCTAAGTTTTGCAACAAAAGCTTTAGGCTGTCCTCCGTAATTGGTTCCGTGCACTCGACGCTTAGCGTTATGATAAAGCCCCCCGGCGTGGTCAAGAGCTTTGAGTTCTTCATCGGTCATATCCTTCGTGCGTTCGGGGTATAAATCTCGGCAATTTTTGATATGGAGTTTGAGTCCAGCGCGGAATGCTGCTTTAAGGTCTTCGTCTTTAGCTTCCCACGCAACGACTTGAGCGTCCGCTCCGCCAAGATCAAACTCGCCAAGTTCGTAACCGGGATCACAAACGAAAGCGTTGCGCATGTTGGGGTAGTCGTAATTGTCATCTTCCTTATCGCTGGGAATGTTCTGCAGATTTCCCCCACGTCCTTCCACATTTTCACTCGATGAGAATCGGAAGGTGTCGGTTCCCGTAGGGTTATATGAACATCGCATTCGATCGTCATCGTCGGTCTCCATCTTAGCGAATGTGGAATGGTAAACTTTCATACTGCGTCGGCGCTCGAGCATTGTGATCACAGGAGCGAGGATAGGTTCGCGCTGAGCGATGACAGGTAGGGCTTCTTTGTTAACGGTCTCAGCGCCGCCACCTTGTTTGCGAACAGGCTGGACGCCACAGATTTCGTAGAAGAGAATCTTTTGTTTCGCCGGAGAGGTGTACCAAGGTGAGGAACCTTTCTTGCGAGGGAGAATGCTCTCAGGGACGATAGGCGCAAGACGTGCGTCGAGGGTGGCGATGTCAGCTGCGAGCTGGTCGCTTACGATTTTACGTGCAGCAGGATCAGTGAGTATCCCGCGCATCATCATAGGCATACACATGTCGTTGAACACTGCCATCTGAGTCTCGACCTGTTCAGTCAGCTCAAACGAGGTTACGAGTGGGAGGAGCTCTTGATAGACTTCGAGGGTTTTAACAGCGTCTTTGCAGTTATAATTCCACCAAATATCTTCACTCTGTTTATTCGCACGCCAATTTTTGCCTTCGTCTTTCCAGAAAATGTGATGATCGCAATAGAGCGAAGATAGATTATAGAGGGCCTTCTTTTGAATACCCTGCATCTGAGTCTTCTTGTTATCCGGATCATTCGGATCGCCTCCTCCGGGCCAGACGGTGTGGTGAATAAGCATAGTGTCAGCGAAGACATGGGGTAGACAGAAGAACTGATTTACGATGTACTGGACGTCGTAAAGGAGATTCTGGCCGACCAAGCGGAGATTGGGATGGAGGAGGATTCGTCTAAGGCGTACCATAATTTCGAATTCTTCGTGTGCCATCCAATAACTTCGGAAAGAGAGATCGGGGTTGTCTCCTGCTTCCGTAATGAAGGGTATGCAGATAGCGGCTCGCGTAGACCACGCAAGTCCGCAGCAAGCAATGAGTCCTGCATGTGTTTCCAAGTCGAGGGACAGTTCGAGTTCTCCGCGTTCAAGATCAGCCAGAAAACCTTCGAGCTTACCAAGGACTTGGTCAATTGTCGGACGGATAATAAAGTCATATTTAGGTTCCTCCCATCGATCGGGTTCGAATGCTAATGGTACACGAGCACTGAAGTCGTGCTTTATCATATACCGCCACGGATGGGTCCGTATAGCTGCGGCGGGGTGATAGGTGGGAAGGAATTTTCGTCGCCCGAAGTACTCGGTAGTATAAAGTTGACTACCACGCCAGAGCATGATTCCGGTGGGGACCTTACGACCAGCGAGATTACCAATACCGAAACTATCATGAGTAAGAGCCCATAAGGTATAATTACCCAGTCCGATAATGAGGTCGGGGTTAATCGCATCGATTTGGACCTTTAAGTTTTCAATACCACGGAGCACGTTGGGGTGTGGATACAGACCGCGAGTCGAAAGCATCTTGCCTTCTTTGGCTTCCGCAGTCGTGTAGAAGAACTGAGACATATCATTGTTCTCAGGCTGCTCGTGGATGACATTGGTGAAAAAGCATTCGTTAATGGGAATACGGGCTTCACCTAGGAGCGCGTTGAGTTCATCACCGCTTTCACCGACGAAGCAGGTACTCATCTTCTTCTCGGTCCGGCCCCAGCTTTCACCCACGATCATAATTTTCGACGTGCGTGAGCCTTTAGTGCCAGCCCACACGTTAGCCGTAAATTCCTTCGGTGCTATGACCGGCGCATTCCACGCATCGTAACCGTTAATCGGCATCTTTGACCTCAAGCTCGATTAGAGTACTTTGACATTGCTTTGCGAAGTTGGGGTCTAGCTCGATACCAGTCGCAGAAATTTTGAGCGTCTGCGCCGCATGGAAGATTGTGCCACTCCCGCAGCAAGGATCGAGCACCTTCGGGTTTACTATCCCTGAAGTCGAGAGTTTCAAAAGCAGTTCGTAAAGTGCTACAGGTTTCTGGGCTGCATGGACTTTCTCTCCATCCCGACTTGAGACCGTAATAACATCTTGCAACACTTGTGACAGTCCACGACTCTCGGACCGTTGCATAAACATAAGGAGTTCGTACCCCCGCCGGATGTTTGCCTGTCGGAGGATATATCCAGTCGAGCCTTTGTTCCATATTAACGGTGTACGAAAGACTGTCCAACCCAGATTCCGGGCATAGTCCCGTAGTTGAATAAACAACTCCACGTCGCAGAACATCCATAGGTGTGCCTCATCGGTTGCTACTTCTTTACACTTCCAGAGCATCTCCTTGCAGAATAGCACGGCCGCTTCCGGTGTGTCTAGGTATTCGTGAACATGTTCAGCTGGTGAATTGCCGGGATGAAAGGTCTGAGCGTTGACTCCATAGGGAGGATCAATGATAAAACAATCGAAGCGATCCAGAAGATCAAGAATAATATTAGTGCTGTCCCCATGGATGAACGTATGAACCGACTTAGAGGAGGCCGATAGCTGGGCCGCAAACTCGTCGCGGAGCTTGCGGGTTGCCATGTTGAACGCAAACGTTTCGCTCTTCGCCTTTTTGACATCCGGGTCATCTAGAAACTCCGCTGTGAGTAGCGCGCGGGAGATTTCCTGCGCGACGGTGCCCGCCATAAGACGGGAGTTTGTTTTGTCTACGATCTCTTTCGCCACGTCGCCGTGAGAGAGCTTGGGATTTACCGCCGATCGAAGCTTCGATATATCCGAGAGAGCTCTAACCCGGTCTTGCCAGCTAAGTTCTTCTCGCATAAGATTTTCGTTGAGCTCTTTAGTGAGCGTAGCAATTTCATCCGGCGAGTCCGTGTCTGTAAATGGGATGCAATGCTCAGGTACAAGCTCGCGATTATAATAGAAAGGAGTTCGATCATCGTGTAAAGCCTTCATTGCTCGGAGGCGACGTTCACCTGCTACGAGGAAGTGATTGCCATCAGCATCACGTCGGAGCACGGGCGCGTGAAAGAGGCCGTCTTGAACGATGGAAGCTTTCAGGTGCTCAAGACCTTCCTCTGACATTTCGCGGCGCTGACGTGGGGGAATGTTAACCGCCGCGAGATTGATAAAACGGGATACGTGAGCTGCAAGTTTGTTCATGAGTTCTCCTATATGCCACACTTTATTTAAGGCTATACAGCGGGGTTTTTTGCCGCTGGTAGCATAACAGCTAAAAATCAAAAATCCCTATCAGTCGCCAAAAAATCCCGGCAAATTTTTGATTTTAAGCTGCTACCCTAGACGGCATTCGCGCCGTCATTAGGCAACATACTAGTCAACAATGTGAATACCTTCGATGGCACGAGTAATCGCCGTGTACATCCACCGCTTGCGTTCTTCCTTCTTCCAACCGGCTAGGAATTTATCATCGTACAAGCACACGTTGTCCCACTGTGAGCCTTGGGCTTTGTGAACCGTGATCGCGTAGCCGAAGTCGAATTCGTTCGTACCTTTCTTATCCCACCACGGAACTTTATCAAGCGCGTCCTTGTCGAAGTAGCGGTCGAAATGAGCGAGCAGAGCGTTCACTTTCATCGGCGGGTAGTCTTCCAAATCGGTCTCACGTTTGATTTCTAACTCGATACTGACGGCGAGTATATCACCTACGCTCACGCACTCGCACATCATGCCGTTGAATAGTCCGTGCTCAGGATCGTTCTTGAGACAGATAAGCTTCTCGCCGACAACAGGATAAGGTGACTCGTATCCCTTCAACGCCCGGATTTGCTGGTTGAGCATTTGCCGAGTGACGTTCTTGCCCGTCAGAATCTGATCGTACTCAAGCACCTTCACATCATCTATCTGATGCTTATAATAGTGTCCTGACTTCCCGTGAGACATATAAGGAATATATATGCCATTGCGAGCACGAATAGAGTAGTCAATAATGGGATCACCCTCAGCTTGACGGTGTATCTCAGTAAGCATGATGTCAGGTTTCTCACGTGTCAGTGCTCCTTCTCCTTCGATAGGCGGAAGCTGGCCGGGGTCCCCGAGGACGAGAAGCGGTACTCCGAAGGTCTTAATATCGGCCAGCATGTCGTCATTGACCATCGAACATTCATCCAAGACGAGGAGTTCGGCTGAGTCGAGGTCACTGGGGTCGTCGTTGTTTCGGAGTACAAAGCGGACCTTGCAGGCGTTGTCGTACTCCATCTTCTTGCGCTTCTTTTCGCCTTCCTCTTCTTCATCTTGCCATTCCTTCTTTAGCTTCTCGCACTCCGATCGTATCGGCATGACCGGCTTGTATATAAGCGAGTGAATTGTCCTCGCGGGAAGGCCTTGCTTGCGCATAACCATCGCGGCCTTGCCGGTATAGGCGCCGAAGAATACATCAACGCCCATTGTAAGCTCAAGGTCCTCGATCAGCTTTCGGATCGTAGTTGTCTTACCCGTGCCAGCATAGCCGAACAAACGGAAGATTAAATTCTCCGGCTTACCAGCGCGGAGGTTAGTAAACCATACCTCGATTTGTTCCTTCGCCGCGAGTTGCTGACCGGATAGTTCAAAGTTGCCACTCTGTTCCATCTTATATTCCTTTCTCTATGCAACGCTTCACGTATTCAGCCCACTTCTTAATATCTGGGTTGTCATCAAAGTATTTCTGTTGTGCTTCTTTTTGTTTCTGCATCACCTCCGTTGCTGTTTGGCGGGCGCTTTCTGCTGACTGAATACCGTAGTTCTTCATAATCCCGCCGGATTGAATAGTATCCATCGCATCGTCGTGAATAGCTTTAAGCTCCCACGGCCGCAGTCCGGTTTTTGGATGCGGAGCACAAGAAGGATCAGGCATAGCGGGAGGTGGATCAGACTCCCATGCTTCAGGGTCCGGCTCATAGTTCCACGTCGCGGTGCATGTCGGGCACGGTTTGCTATCACCGTTCACAACGTCGGTTATGACGTGACCGTAGCCGCGACATGTAGGACAGACATGCTTTTGCTTCTGAGCTTGCGCCGGAGCACATTGTGGATCACAAGGCACAGGCATGAGCGGGTTCGCCGCTTGACATGCTTCCATAGCGTCCTGCTGATCCGCTGTAGTAGCGAACTTATCCGGCAGGCGGTTGCCCTTCAAGTCCAGTTTTCGTGGTGGTACTTGCATCTACTTGCTCCTTCTTGAGTTCTTCGATATAGCATTGAAGCCAGTCAAGGTTATCGCAAGTGGCTTCATATTGAATACCGGGTTTCATAACAGTATCATCATTGTTCATGATATCGATCAGGTGTTTCATATTCCTCTCGATCGATTCGAGATAGAATATGTTCTTACTGCATCTCAGAATATCCATCATCCTAACCCTATCCTCTCCGCTTTCCAAGTTAACAACTCAATCGTGAATGTCTCCCCACGACTCAGCCGTTCAACTTGCATATCACTCCGGTATGATAGCAAAGACCGAGGTATCCAAAACTCTTCATCGTTGACGGCAATAAGTATCGACAACTCTTTACAAGTTTTGAACTCCACCTCGGCCTTTGTGTATTCTTCTTTCATTAGTCGAGCAGCTCCAGTGCACGCTCGTACGCGGCGCCGAATGTGGGAGCAGGATAACCCGCCAATGCTACAGCATTCCATCCTTCGGGAAGCTTCTTCATGCTTTCCCATGTTCCGTCGAGCCGGTATGTATTACCGTCTACGACTACATCACGGAAGCCATACGACTGGAAGAATTTGCAGATTGCGCAGTTGCGGTTATCGGTGTACGCATACTTGCGCTCCGGTGGCTGCTTGCGAAGGAAATTAATAAAGCTCTGATTATTTACCATTGGAAGCGTCATTTTCTTTACTCCATGTTGACGTTTCGGTAGAGCGGAGGTGGGAAGAGTGGGCTTGAACAGGCATGTCCTCCCCACCTCCTAGTTGCTCACACGCTAAGCTAGCGACCTAGCATGGGAGTGGCAAAACTATGCCGGTCGCGCAATGCGAGCAACGTTTGAGAAAGGTCCTTCACCGGCCTTGTTGAACCGATGTGTGACCTTGAGTACGACCGGGCCGGCGCCACGAAGCATGTTCATATTCCATGCCTTCTTAGCGTCGTTCTGGTTGACAGCTTCCCGCACCTGGCCGAGCTTGACATTCTTGTTCGGACCGAAGGAGAGCGCGCCGTTCTCGACATCGAGGAACAGACGATCCTGCACGGTCGGCTTCACAATGCCGAGTTCTTCCTTCAGGTGATCGACTTCGATGAGAGCATACGTGATGATCAGCACGGGTACGTTCCCGCGCTCAGGATCTTTGTACTCACCCATATCGAGAGTATCAATGAAGGCTTTATAATCGTCCTCGGGAATTGGAGTATATTCACTGTCCAATGCGCCGGAGACGGAGGTATTCAGAAAGGTGTCTTTGTCAAATACTGACATGGTATTGTTCCTTTGTTTGGTTATGTATGGTACAGTTTAGTTTTGTTCAGTTGTAGGAGTTTCGCTTTTAAATTGTTCGACTCTCCTCTTCCACGCGTCCACCATATACTTGAAGTTGGGTTGCAACTTCTCGCCGAGTGGGACCGAGCGGTTCTTCAGATCAACGTTCGTCGCCGCAGTAGACCACGTAAACTCACGTCCCTCCTTAACCGCTAGGATAACATCCGAGAACGATCTTGGAAGCTTCGGTGCTAGCTTGGAGCCGAGAGCGCCAACCATTTGTTGGGGGACTCCAGTTAGCAGATTAGGTTCTTTGTCCAAGTGTGCGGTGATGACAAGGAAGCAGCGGAGGTTGCTGCACAGAGTAAGCACCAGCTTCTCCTCCATTTCCATCGCAACACCGTACTCGCCTTGGTGTGCTATCGGCTTGCCGCCAACCATAAGATCAAGCACCATGCGATTAATGCCAGTCAGTGAGTCGATGGCAAGGCACCGCATTTGTTCAGGCGTCCACTCGTCGGTCGCACCGAATGATTTCTTGCACCGATCGCAGACAAAATCCGCGAGAGTATCTACCACGTCATAGTATTGCCGATACAAATGCTTATCGACGCCTGACTTGATGCTCGTCAAATCCGTATAGCTCATCGTGCCGACTTTCTCAGCAGCGTTTCTAAGTGCTTTAAAACTAGGAGTTCCCGCTCCAATATACTTATAGTGGAGCTTATTGATGTCCAATCCTCGCTCGTGAATTGCATCGAGGATGGACTCTTCGAATCCGGGGTCAGTACCGAGCACAAAAAGTTCAATACCTTGTTCGATAAATGTGACAAGACTCGTTGTCTTACCGGAGCCGGGAGGGCCAAGAAGCAAAGTCTTACTTCCGCCCGGAGTTCGTCTATCGTCTGCATCATCGATCACCTCGTTTACATTCACTGGAGGAGGGGTCGGCGTGAAATCAGCTGGCATTAGAGGCTCCTTTGTTGATAGGATCGAGTGGATTCCACGGACGCACAGCAAAGGTGCCAAACCATGTTTCGGGATATTGCGAAGTGCATAGGTCCATCATAGCACAGCCGCCATACGATGAGCATATGTCACCATAGTTAACTGGCCAAGAGTTCATCTCCCAGCAGGTCTTTAAATATTGCACCTTCTGGCACATCTCCTGATACCAGCGGTCGATCTGCCATTGCGGGAATGTCAGCATCGCTTCTTGGTGCTTGATATCCTTCTGTTGAATACCAATGCCGCGAATGACTGCCGCACGTATCTTCTGTCCTGCTTGCTGAGCAGCCCACGTATAGCCCAGAAACTGACCACGCATGGCAAAGTTTTTGGCCCAGCCTTCGGTAAAGGTGTACGTAGTTTTTTCATCGACAATCACATTCATTCGTCCGTTAAGAACACCAAGCATATCACAACGGCCAGCGTAAATGATAGGCTCGCCAGATACAGGATGTGCGATTGGAATAGGTATACCAAATGTAAACTCCACCGCAGGATCACCATTAGACTTAATAAGAGGCTGAATGTGATCGCTAGCCGGAGGATATACACGGAAATAATCGAAGGCTGCTGCCAGAGTATTTTCAAACGTCTTGTAACTTGCAGAAGGTTCATCGTAGTCGCCCCAGAAGGTAATGAACTCACGCATGGCATGGAGCATGGATTGCTCCAACGTCTCGTGGTTCTTGTAGAAATGCTCACGTGTTATTTGCATAAAGTGAGCGAAAGCGCCACCGGCATGGAGGTGAATAGATTTTTGATGCGGCGCTAGGTTAAGACAACGTTCGTAGAAGAACTTAACCGGACAGGCAGAAGCGAGAACGATCGTGCTGTCAACTACAGCCGGGAACGTCGCGCGAGCGTAAGCTGCGTCGGAGAATTTCATTCTGTTGCCGCCTCATCCATGCCGACAGGACCGTCGCTTGTGTCATCCGGTTCCGTTACGGGATTGAGAATGTAGTACAATATCGTAGCTACATTGTCGAGCACCGCATGCTCTTTGTGAGCAATCATCGGTGTCGTATAGTCTCGCATATAAACAACGTCAGCGCGAAGCTTTTCAACTCGCGCCTTGTCCCAATATACTGGATATCTAAAGCTCATGGAAGCCACTCCTATAATAAGACCTGATTAGAACAGGTCGCTCAACGACTGCGCCGCATTATCAGGCGCGATACTCTTACCCGCCCTTACTGTCCGCACCTTAGCGAGCAAAGACATTCCCTGCTTCAACTCCTCATCCGTGAGCGTTGTCCCGCTAAGCTGCTTCTCTCGCAGATCACGAATCTGTCGGATGTAATCCGAGATTTTATCTTGATCGACCGCTGACATGGGCATTTGCAGCTTTCTCCTTCATGAGTCTGAGTTGATCCTTTAATAGGATGTTAACGAGTTCACTTAGCGCACCGTACTCCGCCTTACCTCGCGCCGGGTCGAAGAAAAATATCTGCAACTCGGTCAGCGTGGTCTCATCGATATATAGATTAACCCGCTTGCGTTTGGTAGCTCCATACGGCCGCGCCATTATTCATCTCCCTTGGTCGGGCTGGTAGTAAGCACCTCACTCGCTAAGGAATGAAGATCGGCGAGCAGGACGTCGGGGTCAAGGTCCAACACCTGCTCGCCAGTTAGCCCGCGATATTTACTCGCGAGCATCACCGCTTCGGGGGAGGATGTCCGTTGCGGGATTAATAGCGGCGCGCACTCGTCACATAGAATTATCCTCTTCGTATGTGAGCGTAGTGCGTTGCCGAAATCATCAAATTCTGTAAACTCATCCGCGTAGCGGTGCCACGTCGGGGGTCGTTGCTCCTTCGGGACAACAGCATAGGTTAATTCTTTGTGACAGTTATCGCACTCGAATTTCCATGACTCTTTGAATTTTAAACCCATGATATTTTCCCGCGAAAATTTGAGTAAAACTGAGACGACACACTTAATGATTTGTTAATTGTGGCATGTTCCGCCCGAATTTGCAACCATTAAGTGTGTCATTAACGTTTCAGCAGTCGTTCACCACGCTCTGACTAAGCGTCAGAGTACGTTCGAAGTCTTCCATATAGTCCCGCGAAATAGGTGAGCCGCAATGGCCGACAACGATTTCACTACCGCAACCCTTACACTCCCACAAATCAGAATGCCAGATTTGGTACGGCTCCCACATTTCAGGAGCTTCCGTTCCTTGCGGTACCTGTACACCGCCTCGCGGCTTCATTTCGGTCCACACGTAACCGTTCTTCTTTGGCCGATAGAACCGTTGACACTTCACGCATACTGGCTTCGGCATGTTTAGCTCCCATTTTTAGATCGAATAGTTGATCGATCATTTTCACCATAGCATGGGCAGTTAATTCCGCCCGTGATTCGAGATTGCTAATCCGCGCTTCCAAGTCACGGATACGTTTGTTTTGCATATTCTGTCCAAGTCCGAGTCTAGGCATTACCATCCTCCTTTATCGAACGCATCGCGGAACCTGTCTTCAAGAAACTCATACACTGTCTGACGAATATTATCTTCGTACTGCTTGACAGCTTTGAGTGCTAAATCTCGAAGCATTTCTTCGCGATCTGACGTAAGTTGTGTGTCTACCTTAATTTGAGTAGTCACCATTTGCCCTTCAAACGTCGAGTAAATCGGGCACATCATATGAATGGTGTCACTCATTTCCCTTATTCTCCTCCAATGCTTCGAGTAATGTCTCACGCAGCAATTCAGCAGATTTCACCTTCTGCCGCAACACATGCGACTCCTGCCAGTAATGCTCTCCAAGGCGCTGACCTAACTCATGTGCGCCTTGGATTTCGTTATTGTCGGCCCGCTCACGTGCTTCAAGCTGAAGTCTGAAATCCACCAGCTTATTCTCACACGCAGCGAGCATGATCTTAAGTGTCACTCGGTTCATCGGCCACGGGTACTCCATCTTCGTGTGTATGTTTTGCTCCGCCGAAGTCGTGCGAGTGAGGTTCAGCCTGTCCATGGGAGTGGAGCGGGCCGTCTTCGACTGGAGGGTAGTCTTCTCCTTCGGGCTTATTGCTCCCGAACTCCTTGCCGATATCCAGCGTAATAATCCAGAGTTTTTTGGCCACATCGAACGTGGTCTCCTTCATTGGCATTTCGACAAACGTCGCTCCGTACTGATTAACGGCCGGGCAACGGAAGACGACTTCAACTTCGTCTTCGGGCTGATCCCAAGCTGGGTGGAACAAGCGTTTGAATGCTTCGAGTTTCATAACCATTGTATCATGCTCCATAAAAATGAGAGTCTCAAACACCAGTTCAAGTACTCTAGTTGCAGGTTATAGGAGATCACTGTCTTTAATCTCCTTCTTTAAACGATCAGCAAATCCCCGATCGTATTCGTCATTCCACGAGCAGGCTTCCCACCACATTTCCAAACGGAATAACGGTGTGCCGATTTTTATCTCCTCATCGCAGTGTCTCCAGCCGCGATGGTAGTCCTTTTCGATACCGAGCTTGTGATAAAGCCACGAAAGAAAACTTTTCATCTGTATTTCTCCAACATCCGCTCGACATAGTTTACCAATTCATCGAACACTTCGGGCTCGAGCACAATCTCGGTATGCACGCCCATGCCGTTCTCCAACTGCAACACGATCTGCCGCGTCGAGTTGTAATCAACATAGACCGAGTCGCCGAGATACTCCCGGTCTGGATGCTGCGAGTTATCGTTCATTTCAAAATCCTCGTGGTGGGACGTACAAGCAGATGCTTCTTGGAGCATCTTTGTCTCCAAGCGGAGTGCAGCGATGAAAGTACCCATCTTGACTCTGTCGGATTCGCTTGTCTCTGTAAGGTATTGTTTCATGCGCGGAGACAATGAAGTATCCGTTATAATACTCTCGGACATTATTACTATCCTCCTGATAGCAGTCAGTCATAGCACAACAATCCGCGCCGTACTGCCAACCGAGCGGGGCCTCGTGAATGGGTAATACTATACTAGAATAAATCACTAAGCTTTTGATCAACATCGACCTTCCTTCGTTTGTCGTATTTCTTCGGATCAGGGTCCGGAGGGTTAATGCCAAGATGAATACCCTTGGCCAGCTTCATGCCCGCATCATCGAGTGCGGACTGCATGGTCGAGCCTTTGCCACGATACCAATGAGTGGTAGTAAGCAACCAGCAGAACCAGACGTGCTCAGATCGGCCGTACTCGACCGAGAGCTTGATGATATTATCAGGGACGTTAAGAATTTGGGTCATCTTTGACAAGCTCCCTACATAACTGAATCAGCGTGTGCCGCGTCGTCGCAGTGTTGGCCAGAACCTGATTCATATGAGAATTAGCTTCGCCTTTATCAAGGTCTTCCCACGCCTTGTGAGCCTTCTCGAAGTCGTGAACAGCAGCGCGAAGCAGTATCATCTTTGCTCGATTGGTGAGCTTTTTCATGTATGCTCCTCCTTATGCTTCTTTGCCCGCTCCCACATCTTGACTGTGGCTTTGAGATTAAGATACGAGTCTTCGAGCTTGCAATCCGCGCTCTCTGGCAACTCGACAGCGCGGACGAACTTAATCGCCGCGTTGAAGATCGCGTTTTGATAGCGGTCCATCATTCCGACAACTCCGTTATGCCGAGGAAATCGAGCAGCTGCTGCCGCCGGATCAACATGATCTTCTTGTTGCCGTCAAGCTCTTCCGGTGTCTCGGACATAGCGTGATCCGCCACGGCGCCCTCGAATTGCGCGAGCAACTTGGCGAACTTGCGCTTAGTGCTAGGGTTATTACGCATCTTTCTTCTCCCACGCTTCCATTTCCATGCCCTCGATGTTCGGATATATCCCCATCTGGCGCTCGATCTGAACACACATCTGCTGACAGAATGCGTCGGGGTCACAGACGAGCGTGTCGAACGTGTCGAGCTTCGAGCGTACGATTCCGTACAACTGAAGAAAAGTCACATCGACTTTCGTCTGTGCGCGCGGTGAATCTTTATGGTTGAATAGCTGTTTCATTCGTGTAATCCTTCACAATTATCCCCGCGAGCAGTGAACTGTCCCCAGCGTACTCGGCGGTCGATGGTTTCTTTTAATGACGTGTGTTTGGCGCATTCAAACCCTTCCGCGCCACATACGAGATATCGACAGCAATACGAGCCTTTACCCATCTTACAGATATCATCGCGGCGCTCGTCGTCAATCTTAGTGCTCAAAACGGTAACTCTCCTCTACTATGTGCTTCATAGCACGTTGGACCGATGCCACGCTCGATCGACTTCGGATCAGTCAACCGGCGGCCACACATACTGCACTCGCCATGATGCCAGAGTTCGATCCTATCCCACTCAGTGAAGTGCCGACAGAACCACTCGAACGCATCGATGGCCGTGCATGTGTATTGCTCAGCGGGTTTGAATTTGATCTGATCACCTTGCGCCTTCGTGATCGCACCGCAGTAGATATCTTTATCGAGAGTATGCACTGCGATGTAATGATTCTTGGGCTTAGTGTGAAAGGCAATAGACTTCCCCGTCTTCAGCGACTTCAACGTAAATTTTGCCCGTCCACCGAATAGGAAATCGATGATATGAGTCTTACTGCGTATCACACTCGCGTTGTCGAGGTTGTGCTTCTTTGGGTATTTGTGTTCGAATAACATCTGGCTCATCACACATGATCCCCTATCCAACCAGAAAACTCTTCACCATAGCGACCCCCGAATACATACCAGTATCCGCTACCGCCAGACGAATCGTCCGCTGCTTTTTCAGCTTCTTCTTTCGTGCGGAATATGACAACCTCATATCCGTATCCTACTATGTACCAGAAATCAGGTTCCATCACTTTTTCCCCAGCAAATCTTGAATGCTAACTTCCTTTGCCTGCTTGCGAGCATTAACTTTATCCTGAAGCTCGCTCATTCGTATGGCCTCTTCGGCCAACCATGCATCATCGCTTTCCTTCTCCTGAAGATGCGCTTGCTTCAACAGCTCCTTATGCGGCTGCAACGCCTCCATGATATCATCCATGTAGTCGCCCACGGTCGGAGTCGCGATCATGATATTGTCCCTGATCTGGAACATCACACGCTCCGCTTCATTCAACAGCGGATGGTTTTCCTTGCGCATACGAGCACGGATTTTGTTAAACTTGAACCTCATACGCTCCGCCGCCTTCTTATCGACCAGCGCAAATGTAACCTCACGTTTGCTCGCAACACGAAACACATTGAGGAATTCTTCAGGAACTCGGGTTAACATCTTTGTCCATCCTTTCACGAGCAATCGTGACTTGCTCAATCACATCGAACATAAGCTCGATTGCTTCCTGCCAGCGATTGATATTCCCCTTACACATGATGATCATACTCACAGTACGAGTAGCAATTTGCTCTTTGGGTATCCCTTGCGTGAGCACATCGCCGACCATCTCCTCAAGAAGTAATTGGCGCTTCTTGTCATAGTCCTGTTCGTTATCAAACTTGCTGTCAGACATTTTAATCCCTCCTGATGTTATCATCTTTATCTTGTAAAGACTGATTGCTCTCACGCTCTTCGATCGACTCAAACCACGCACGAATAGCTTCCTTAAACTCCTCACACGCTTTCGGATCATCAAGCGCGGCTGACAGCCACTCGCCGAGTTCTCTTTCTTCGTATGTCATCTGCTATCCTTCCTAGATATTATAGATTGGGAGCACAATTTGTGCGATCATGCTCCCTCACTATAATGGCTAGAAGCTAACTAAAGCTTCCACGGCGAATTATTTGCCGCGCCCGTTGCCACTATTACCATGTCCTCCGCTTCCATTACCTCCTTTGGAGTCTCCGCCTCCTTTGTCTCCTTTATCATGTCCTCCAGCGTGTCCATGCTCTCCTGACGATTTTGCATCATGTCCACGAGCATTTCCTTTATCGCCGTTTTCATGTCCAGTTCCCGGTCCACTATGGTCAGAGTCACCTCCATGTCCAGCATCACCGTTGTGTCCTGATGGGGAGTTATGATCGCTATCACTCCCGTTGTGCCCTTGCTGATCATGTCCGCTATGGCCATCATGGTCTGAGTCGCCGTGATGTTCTCCGCCGTGTCCGTTACCTTTTCCACCTCCATGGTGAGAGTCTCCATTATGGCCACCGTGTTCGTGACCTCCAGACCCCGTGCCGTGTGAGCCGCCATGACCGCCGTGTTGTCCGCCGGGATTACTAGGTCCGCTCGGACCTTGAGGACCAGCCGGACCCGCTGGACCGTCGGCACCCGGAGCACCGTTTTGGCCGTCAGCGCCTTTTGGCCCTTGAGGGCCTTGCGCTCCCGTTCCACCGTTTTGTCCATCAGCTCCCGCATTTGCTCCGACGTTTGCTGACTGATTTGATCCATCAGTAGAACCGCTAGGTCTTCCAGCTGCTCCGCCGTCTGAATCGGTTGCATGACTGCTCTTTGTGCCACTAATGTTTCCATGAGTATGATTTGTCCTTCCGGGTTGATAATAGTTGCATCCTCCCCAGATCGTTAGTCTGGCAGGTGCGATGCACGAGTGTTCATGTGGAAATCCCGTATTGTGTGCGAATGCCCCATCCATGTACGCGGTACTCGCAAACAACGCTCCCACTAGTGTAGTGATTACTCTAAGTTTCATAATGTTGGCTCTCTCATAGTGGGCCTGATTGCCCCAGAAACCCAGCCAAGAGGCTAGGCTTCAAGTCCAATCACTTCCTCCGGTGATACGAATGTTACTGACCACCGACACGAAGATATACGATAGCACCGAGCAATACTTCTTCAGGGAACTTTCGCCAAAAGTATGTCTTGGCTTCGGAACCGCCGTCGCAGTTTTTTGTTGCAATAACGTGGTTGTCGAGGACGAGAATGTATTCACACATCTGGATACTCCCTCATTAATATCTGAGGCGATACATGAATCGGTCGCATTCCCCAACCGTATTCGATAGGGAAATATTTGTCGAGGAAAGCGCAGTAACCGGGAGTAGTGCCGATCTCAGTCAGTACTTTCCATTCGCTTTCTAGCTCGGGCTTACGGGCTATAACAAGCCGCCCAAGCTCTTCGATAGTGCGTTTCATTTCGCTGTTCATGATGCAGATACTCCCGTTGGGTATAATTTATCACTGTCTGTATTGCGCCGCATAAGGCGATAGTGAGTATATAAATCTCCCGCCTTAGCTTTGTTTTGAAACGCGAATGCTACTGCTTCGTTGTGCATACGAAACTCACTCCAATTCGGCTGGATAACCAGCACCGCATATGGACCTTGGAATGACTTCCCATCAGCGTTGCAATAGGCGATATGATCTTTCGCGCCAGATTGCTCGAATCCCAGTTCGTCATGAAAGTGTACCAAGCGCTGAAGATTTTCCATAACCTTTTGCGCTTGATGCGGTCGCATGAGTATCTGATGACCGTCGTTGAATATTTCAATCATCTTGATATCTTCATCATAGCGCATATCGACCGGGCCACTATCGGTTTCGATTCTGATCATGACTTAATGCTCCACTTGTTAACGACCATAAACTCCACGACTTCAACCGTCTGATAGTAAGAAGTCTGTGTGTAGAGTTTTGCCTTTTCTACACAATCTTCATAAGGCCTCCCAATATCACACACCTGATCTTGAGCTTTTGGATCAGTATTGTTGCTCAACGCAACGGCAAATATTATTGCGGGATTGCCAGTGATTCCCATTATCATTTCAATAACCTTTGCGTGTTAGAGTCGGAATGTATCGGGCGATTAAAGCTTACGCCGTCGCCCGCCGCTTGACCGGCATTGAATGCGTTCTGATCCATCACGCGATAGTTTGTCTTGCGTGAAGCAACAAGCCTTATGCCGAGTTGGTTGAATTTTTCCGCAATCATCGCATTCTTCAGCGGTACAAGATCGCGGCCTGTTGAAGCGGTCCAGCTGCGTGCAAACTCACGCTTGTCGATTTCTTCCTTGAGTCGCTCATTAATGCGATCGATGCAGCCAGACACGAAATCATGCGCCGAATTTCCACTGTCGCATTCATCGCTCCAAAGGAAAGCCATCTCACGACCGGCAACATACGACACGAGTGCAGTCATCAACCATTCGGCGAAATCCGCATCGGTTTTGATACCGATAAAATTCACTTTCGTGTAGCCGACTTTCTTGTCCCAATCGCCGCGCCATGTTTTGCATTCGCAATACTTGCCGACTCGTACACATAAACGATCAACGTATGTATTTATATCTTTCTGAACATGCTCGGTGCCCTCTTCGCGGATATCGAGGTCGGACAGGTTAAGCTGGTATTCTGCAAGCAATTCGTGTGCTTTCGTAAAAGCTAACATCGCTTCAGCTTCGGTCGCTCCGGCTTCAACAGTCTTGGCGAGCAAGGCTTTGATCTTTCGTGTTACGTTTTTAATGTCTTTTTCGGTATTCACTGCTTTATCCTCCGATGTGAGTGAAATACATAAATCCATAAATCACCAATGCTATTCCTAGCACTGTTTTCCAGTTTTCGATTAGTGCGAGTAGCAATGCAAGGAATACTTGAAACATTGCTACTGCAAACCCGAGTAGAAATATTGCTATGACGATTTCAAACATTTGCATTACTTTCCGTTGGAATTGGTTTGCTTCCTTAGAAGCGTTTTCTAGCAATAATCCCGCCAACATTCCTGCGCGGGCATATTACTCATGATATAAATGTAGAGTAATACCATCGATACCCAGAATATTACGCCTAGTAACGAAATCGCCATGTTTTCTTTATGTTTCATCAAAATAACTCCAATAAATCAGACAAGTTTTGCTTTTCTCTTTCGAGCTTTTCTTGCTCATCCTGAACTTTCTTGCTTTTCAACCAAGCGTCAACAATAGCTTGCGTCGGATTGCCAAGCTCGCCAAGCCGCGTTTGGTGTTGATCACGCGCTTTCAATATTTGGTGTAGCAATCGCATCCCGTTTAAGTTATGCGGAATCTCAACTGTATGTAGCGAGTTTTCCGCATGATAGAAATGAACTGCAATATTCCCACTAGCAGCTAGGGTTATAGTTGGAGCGAGTAACATACTAGTTCTCCGAATAAGTAAAGGAAAGTATAGGCAAAGTTTGCCCCTTGGGTATACTACGGCAAAACAAGCAAAATGACAATATGGCTATATATGCCCATAGCGGGTTAAGGACGCACTTAATAAATTGTTAAGTGTGGCCTAGCCAAACATTCTAAATCACGCCCTATGGCCTTGTGTGTGGCAAGGGATAGGCAAGAAATCTGGATGGAATAGGCACGCATATGCGCGCGCGTGAGACCGCTGTTAGCTAACGTCCGGTCCTGCCATTAACCGGACCGCGAAAATAATCGGTTGACATACCGTCGCAAATCATTATTATCGGCGTTGTAAGTGCATGCCAAGGCGGTTTTACCGGCTTGTGTTCTTTGAAAACCGAATAGGGATTTTTAAATCGGGCATGACGTCCGGTTTGTACCTATTTGTAAAAGAGGGTTAAAAACTATCATGGCTAAGAAAAATGAAACTAACGGCAATGGCGCGACTGCAACAGATGCAAAGCGCGCGGTTTCAAAATCCAGCTATATCTCGAATGACGACACCGTAACAAAGTCGCCAGACGAAAACACCGTCGCGCTTCGTTTTACATTCGACGGTGTTGATTCGCCTTATGATTTCAGACTTGATGAAATCAACGAATCGATCACGCATATGGCAATTTGCCAAGGTCTGAACATCAAGTTGCAGCGGTCCTATAATACGGCCAAAGGCAACGTATCACAGATGATCGAAGACCTTGAGTCCACAATGGACAATTTGCGCAACGGCGTTTGGACAAGCGAACGCGAAGGCGGTTTGCGCATTGGCGACCTTGCCGAAGCTGTTCAGTCGGTTCTCGCAAGCGAGGGCAAGAATGTTGACGTTGAAACCATCAAGGCCAAGCTTGCCGCCGATGAGGCGACTCGTGCGAAGAGCAAGGCGAATCCAAAGGTTGCGGCCGCACTTGCTGCAATCGTGGCACAAAAGGCCGCTGCACGTGCGCAAGCACTCGGCGTTACTGCACAGGGTCATACCGCTGAAAGCGGTCTTGATTTCTAAAACACTGTAAATCTCTACCAGCTAACCGGCACAATCATTGATTTGATTGTGCCGGATTTTTCACGTCTAAATTCCGCCATACAAGGCTACACAAAAGAAAGCGGTCCCATATGCTACTATGGGACCGCTTTGTTATAAATGCGTTGTGTGGGCTAATATGGGCTTAGTACCAGACTTTGGACTCCCATTCCCGTACATAGCGGGCATATTGAAAGTCTGCCCATATAGGCGTTGCCAAGATCGCCACTAAGATGATAAGCGCGATTGCGCTAATGATTGTAAATGTCATGACTGTGACTCCCAATTGTTGTTTTTCTCATCGTTATCGTACCAGTTGCCGATTGCGATATCGGCCATGTTGCGCGCAAATGCCGACTCAATCGCGGCACGATTCGCGAAGTTTAGATAGCGGTCTAGATCATGATCGGTCGCAAAGTTAAACCTTGCATCGCGCGCCACCATATACAAAAGCCGCGATTGCTTCTGTGACCATATCGCAGTGTCGGCAATCGTGCCGAGTCGTTTACCCATCGTGTTATTGTGTGCCAGTGCCAGATTAATCTCATCCTGCCGGTTCATTGTAAATTCTCCTTTACCTTTTCAATCGCGGTGTACGTCAAGCCGTATACTTCGATTTCGTGTTGAGTTTCCGCATGCTGCGCGCTTTCTGTAATCCAGCCTAGTACTATGTCGCAATAAGCTGGATTACGCTTGCATGCTGCAATCATGTTTAGCGAGTCGGTATACAGGGATCGCATATCGATTTGTTTCCACGGTCCCAAAAGATTAAACGCCGATTCCTGTCTGTAATCATCGCTTGTTTTGTTATCTTTGGTCATATCAGTAATTCCATCCTTTCCGCACCGTTTCTGTTTTCGCCTTCCAGTTACCCTTTTCGTCCTGCCATTCTACTAGCATGTAACGATCAGGATTCCCGTTAGCGTCAAGCACCATTTCATTCCGGCAATACGTTACAACTATCATAACGCCTTGTACCGTCTTGTATTGGCGCGGTTCGCTACGTCCTGTTGTCATCAATGCGCGATAGGCTTGCTCCGCAAAATACCGCGTTGTATGCGATGGTAATTTCATTTTGCCTACTCCACCAATCAGGACCGCTAATCGGTCCTTCAATCTCTCATTATATACATATACTCGCATATGGCAAGCGGAATAGCTGATAATACCCATAGCTGTTTAAAGCCTCATAGCGGCTTATAGAGCGAGTTTCCTCTTTCCGTGTATGATCCATCATATTTTTTCTTCGCGCGATTTTCACGGTTTGTTCACTCTTACGAACATCTCTCATTGTCAATGGAATGTGAACAATCGTTTTTGTTGCCACATTTGTCCAGCTGCGCTGGTTTTGCCCTATGTTTCCTATAGTCCTGTCAAATATTTATCCCCTCTCACTTTTGGCCATATGTATGTTTTATGTTGATTTTGTATAGTATTTTTATTCCATAGTATTGGAATAATATATCTTCTTTACTTAAAAAAAAAAAAAAAAAAAAAAAAAAAAAAAAAAATAAAAAAAAAAAAAAAAAAAAAAAAAAAAAAAAAGGAAAAAAAATAATAAAAATATAAAAAAAAAAAAAAAAAATATTTTTTTAATTAAAAAAAAAAAAAAAAAAAAAAAAAAACTCAACAGATATAACACAATTAATTATGGCAACTTATGAAGAGGGGATAAATATATTACAGGACCATAGAAAACACAGGGATATGCGGGCAATACTGGCAACTAATCGATTTAATATTACTCGATTGAATGTATTGTAGTATTCATAGTATTATCTTTGGCCGCGCCAGTATCTATACTACTCGTATTATATATACTATGCTCAATACTTGCACACATATTCGCAAGTACCCCCGCCCGGCTCCACCCCGCAGGCCCGCGGCCAGAACACCCACACTGTTGATTCGGCAAACTTTGTGAGTAAATCTGAAACGACACACTTAATGAATTATTAAGTATGCGATCAACCGGCACACGGTTAGAATTCAATTAGGACCGAAAGCATTTGACTCCTATGCGCGCGCGTGCTAATACATGCGCGATGGACCGGCGCACGGTCCGCACGTAACCGACACAATTTACGAGGGCGCACGGTTTTAGAATGTCCGAGTCTGCCGAGATTAAGAAAATCAGCGCGTGGCATGAAGAACTCATGGATTTCATGTTAGCGCAGCCGCGAGCAGGGTTGAAGCAGGCGGCGGATTATTTTGATGTCAGCATGAGTTGGCTTTCGACTGTAAAGAACTCGGATGCGTTTCAAGAGCGGTGGGCTGAGCGGAGAGGTTTGCACTCCAGCGCGGTCGATCAGGGAATACGTGAGCGGGTTGAAGGACTCGCTGAGATATCGCTAGAAACTCTAACCCGTCGGATGGAAAAGGAGGGTGAGTCAATGGGATTGAGCACGCTTCGTGAAGTCAGCGAGACGGCGTTGAAGTCTCTCGGCTTTGGAAACAAGAATGCGAATGTTAATGTTCCGCTACAGGGACAGGGCGGCATTACGAATCATGGTGTGATTAATATCATCGATCGGAATGTACTCGCAGAGGCCCGCGCTACACGGGCAAAGCTCCAGGAGCAGAATGCTGTAGAGTTCAAGGATAATGGTTCGGCCCCGAAGCAGTTAGAGGACAGACGTCTTCTTGGCTCCGGGGCCGAAGCAATTCATACGGATATCCCGCCACCGAATATCACCCGCGATGGTTTGGTGATCGAGCACGATTCGATCCCGCCACGTCGGGGGCCGACCGAGGAGCAGAAGGCGGCTGTAGCGGAGCGGAGTGAGGAAGCTACGAAATCTTTGGTAGACGATTTCCTCGGACGTGTTTATGTAGCTGAAGCAGGAGATGAAGATATAGGAGATTAAGAGCTTGCGAAGAGTTTGTATTCCCGCGGGGATTGTTCGAGAAGCTAGATTTTGCGAACCTCCTTCGTTTATAGGCAAGCCTACCAAATCAACCGGAGCCAGACGTACTGGACAGGTTTATGAGAATAAGGCGCAAGAGTATATTGCTAGAGAAGTCCGGATGCAAAGTGCCGGGGTCAAAATTGTTCGCTCCCCGTGGATTGCGTTTGCATCGGAAGGCGATAAGCCGGGTACGGTTCGCTATTGTCAGCCGGATTGTTTGCTGGTGGACGAAAAGGCTAGAAAGCTCACCGCAATCGAAATTAAGCTCCAGCATTGTTATGAAGCTTACACGCAACTCAGGAAGCTTTACGAGCCTGTACTCAGATTCATGTTTCCACAGTTTGCGTTTGCTGCGGTGGAGCTTGTACAGTGGCACGAGCCACATGTTGTCTTTCCCGAGAAATATTACCACGAGGAAAAGCTCGTTAATGCTGAGCCGGGTCGCATCGCGATTCACATTTGGAACCCGCGTTATGACCCGATTAGGAAGCTGAAGAAGTGATGGACGATGGCCGCATCATACAAGAAGAAATGGACCTTCGGGAGATTGTCGCGCTTGGGGCCGTTGACTCCAATTTCTTCGCTCATACATTCTTCCCGAAGACTGTTCGGCAGAGCACACCGGAATTCCACAAACGAGCTTGGAGCTATCTCGATTCAAATGCCCGACTTGTTAGCCTCCAAATGTTCAGAGGCGGAGCAAAAACTACTATCTGCCGTATCTTTGGCGCTAAGAGAATCGCATATGGAAATGCTCACACAGTTCTCTGGGTTGGCAAATCTCAAGACCACGCTCTGCATTCAGTTAAGTGGCTCAGAAAGCAAATTGAATATAACCGTTTCTTCGCAGACACTTTCCAACTACGCCCGGGAAGTAAATGGCAAGATGTAGAATGTGAGATACTCCATGGCATTGAAGAGATACCTATTACAATCATTGCACTCGGTGTTACAGGCTCTGTACGTGGTATTAATATTGATGACTACCGGCCTGATCTTATTGTGCTTGATGATATTTTGGACGAGGAGAATACATCCACACCAGTTCAGAGAAAGAAAACTGAAGACTTGGTTTATGGTGCGCTTAAGGAATCTTTGGCTCCCGCATCTGAATCTCCCGATGCTAAAATGGTGCTATTGCAGACTCCTCACAATATTGAAGATATTAGCATGAAGTCATTGCAAGACCCGGAGTGGACAAGTTTTCGGTTTGGTTGTTTTACACGAGATACCGAAGACCTGCCACTCGAGGAACAGGAAAGTTCATGGGAAGAGAGATTTCCTACACAAGTCGTCAGAGCGGAAAAAGAGAATGCGATTCGGCGCAATCAGCTTTCGATATTCATTCGGGAGAAAGAGTGTCGTATCATATCTCAGGAGACGGCTACGTTCCTCCCGCATTGGCTGAACTATTACGAACTTACTCCACCCCGCAATCAGATGTCAGTTGTTATGATCATCGACCCGGTTCCGCCACCAAGCGAGATTCAGATTGCGCAAGGATTGAAGAAGAAGGACTTCGAAGCTATAACAGTGATGGGGAGATTCAAATCGGATTTCTACGTGCTCGAATACTCGGCGAAGACGGGTCACGACCCCTCATGGACTATTTCGGAGTTCTTCCGGCTTTCTATGAAATGGCGCCCTATGAAGACGATTGTGGAATCGGTGGCATACCAACGTACCTTAGCATGGTTGTTGAGGACCGCAATGGAAAAGCGGAGACAGTATTTCGTGATCTTCGAGTCGGACGACAAGAGAAGCAAATACACGAAGATCGTGGATGGGTTGAGTGGTCCCGCTTCAAACGGACATTTATATGTGTCGCCGACGATGGTGGACTTTATTCAGCAGTTCACGGAATATCCTGCGGTGCAGCACGACGATATCTTAGAAACTGTCGGAATTGGTTGCTCTGCTCTACAAGGATTGATGTATGACGACGACGAGGATGCGGAGGACATGCTCGAGGATGAAGAGAAGCAGATGAAGAAGCTTGATTATCAACGAGGTGCGCCGTGATTAGACATGCTCAGATTTTTACTGAAAAGCGCTTCCGAGATGGTGTGGATACGTTTCTCGGAGTAAGGCTGCGCGCGGGGCTGACGCTAACATTGCCGGAAGATGATGATGAGCAGTATGCGCTCGGCGATGAAGTCAAGATCGGTCCCGCGCCAGAATATGAGATATCGAGATGAACGAGCGGATGGGTTCAAACACTTTAAAATATCTCGTGATAGTGTGCGCGTGGATATTGTTCGCCTATGCTATCGCCAATGTCATGGGCTGCGCCTCTCGGCGCACAGGTGATATGGGTGATGAGATGGGACTCGCTATTGGCGAACATATGAAAAAGGATTTGCCGTAATGCCGAGTTTAACGATCGACATTAAGTTCAATGGCAAGCAGCATAAGCGGATTTGCGATGCTGTGAGAGAGCGCGTGACTGCGAGCAAAAACACGTATCAAAATCGGCATGATAAATGGAGGAAGGCGGACGATGCGGCAACCGGATATATCCACGAAAAGGAAGTTGACAAGCTTAGAGATAATCGCAGAAAGGGCGGTGCGCCACAATATACAACAATTCAAGTGCCCTATTCCTACGGGGTGCTCATGGCGTCTCACACGTACTGGACGACTGTGTTCATGTCTCGTGCGCCTGTCCTGCAATATACAGGAAGACATGGCGAGACAGAGCAGCAAATCCAAGCGCTAGAAGCGCTCGTCGATTATCAGGTTCAGGTCGGTGAGATGCTCGTGCCGTGGTATTGCTGGTTGTTTGATGTGGGGAAATATGGCTGCGGAGTGTTAGGAAATTATTGGGAGGAAGAGTTCGCCAATGTCTCGGAGATCGTTGAACGAGAAGAAATGTTTCTTGGAATTATTAAAACAGGGACATTTAAAAAAGTCAAAACCACTCGGCGGATTCCCGGCTACCAAGGGAACAAAAACTACAACGTCAAGCCCTACGACTTTTTTCCCGATCCTCGAGTCCCACTGCTTGATTTCCAGAAGGGCGAGTTCTGCGCGGTTGACCGTAAGCTTGGATGGAATACCATACTCAAGCGAGAGGATCAAGGATACTACACAAATATAGATGAGCTTAAGAAGCTGGCAGGTAATAAAGGCACAGGGAGTTCATTCGATGTGGACGGCAACGGTTCCGGCGGAAGCAAAACTAGCAATGAGCCCACTGCTGCAAGCTTTGCGTTGGGAAAGATCGATAGCAAGAAGCTCACAGGTGAAAATAGTACCCTCGCGCTCGTGGAGTGCTACATTGACCTTATTCCTTCAGAGTGGAAACTCGGCAAGGGCGAACTTCCTGAGAAGTGGGTATTTACCCTCGATAACAAGTTCCAAGTTTGCATCGGGGCTCAGCCGCTTGGTGCAAACCATGATCGATTCCCATTTAATCTTATCGAACTTGAGCCGGACGCTTACGCGCTGGTATCGCGCGGAATGCCTGAAATCCTCGAGCCTGTGCAAAATACAGTCGATTGGCTTATCAACTCTCATTTCTATAATGTCCGCAAGATACTCAACGGTCAATATGTTGTGGATCCAAGCAGAATAACGATGATGGATTTGCTCGACCCACAGCCGGGCGGGATTATTCGAATGAAACCGGCGGGGTATAATTCTGACCCCGCTCAGGCGATCAAGCAGCTTCAGGCAATGGACGTGACGCAGTCGCATGTTCGCGATATGCAGGTTATGCTCGAAATTGGTCAACGCGCTGTGGGCGTGAATGACCAGCTCATGGGAGTGTTGCAGGGAAGCGGGCGGAAAACTGCCACTGAAGTTCGCAGTGCCTCCACGTTTGGTGTTAATCGTCTCAAGACTAACGCCGAATTCTTCAGCGCGATGGGCTGGGGTCCCATGAGTCAGATGATTGTGCAGAATTCGCAGCAGTATTATGATGCGGATATGAAGTTTAAGCTCGTGGGAGACCTAGCGCAAGATGCGGGAAACTCGTTTATTCAAGTCAATCCGGATACGATTAGCGGATTTTATGATTTTGTGCCGGTCGACGGAGTTCTTCCTATCGATCGATTTGCACAGGCAAACTTGTGGAAGGAATTGCTCGGGCAATTGCGCACAATGCCAGAACTTGCGGCGGGATATGATGTGCCGAGGATTTTCGCGTGGGTTGCTCAGCTTGCCGGGTTGAAGAATATCAATCAATTCAAGATGAAGCCGCAGGTTATGACTCCCGGGCAGGAACAGCAGATTCCGGGGCAAGTGCAGAAGGGCAATATCATCCCGCTTGGTGGCGGCGGAGGTCCGAATGCAAATCCAAACGAACCGGCGCAGTTGCCTAATATGGGAGCGACAGGATGACCGAACAAATTATAAATCCAGATGCTGAAAATGCAAAGCTTCTGGCTTATCATTCGAAACTCAAGGATGCTATGCAGGTTTTGATAGGCATGCCAAGTTTCGAATTCTTCCGTGAGTTGTTGCAAGAGCAATTTGATCTGCGAATGAAGCAGGTTCTGCAAATGCCAACGAGCGCGGATGACATTATAATGCGGACCTATGTAGCCGGAGAAGTGGCGACTTTTAGAGTCGTGATAGAAATGCCAGAGGCGTTGCTAGAAGGTGCAAAGGGATTTGTTGAATCGGCTCATGTTTATGAAGAACATGACAAGGAAGTGGAGATAGAAAATGCCCAATTCGAAGACGACGATTAAAGAAGAGATCGATGAGTCGGCCGCAAATGCGATCGATTCGAATACTGATGGTACCGATACTCAAGTAAAGAGCAACGCTGCGGGGAAAGACCCCGACGATGTTCCGATGCATGATGCGGAGGATGATGCTGCGAATATTATGACTCCGCAGGAAAAGGCCAATGCGGATTTTATGTCCGATATGACCGATCGGTTGGACGAAACTGACGATGAGGATTTTGTGGAAGGTGCGAAAGCTCCGGCTGCGAAGCCCGCTACTCCCGCAGGAGAGGTTGTGCAAGCAGCCGGTAAAACTCCCGCTCAGAGCGAACTAGAGGCCAGCAACGTTGCAAAGGGTTTGAATCCCGATGGCACGGCAAAGGAGCAAACTCCGATAACGCCGCCTGCTATTGTGGCACCAGAGCTTAATGCAGATGGAACGCCGAAAGCCGCCGCCCCGGTGCAGCAACCAGAACCGGTTCAACAGCCTATCGTTGCGCCAACTCCGGAAGCAGCGCCAACTCCTGAACAGGTCACTGAATACTATCGGAACTGGAGAACTCAAACTGAGGATGTTCTGGCGAAGACACATTATAAGATGACGCAGGAGGAAGTGGACGAGATGGATTTAAATCCAGTCGAGTTCCTACCTAAATACGCCGCGAGGGTGTATCTTGATGCTGTGACCGCGACTATGGCGCAAGTCAATGCGAATTTTCCGAGATTGGTGAACGAAGTTCTAGCTCGGAACAAGGACGGCGATGCGCGTGAAGTCACGTTTTATGAACGTTGGCCTGATTTGAAAGAACATGGCGACGTTGTATTGCGACTTGGTTCAGCGTACCGTCAAAACAATCCCGGAGCAACCGTTGATGATTTTATCAACGAAGTCGGGGCTGCGGCGATGGTTACTTTGAGGAAGCCGATGCCGGGAATGGTTAACGGGAATGGCGCTACGCCAACAGTTCCTGTGAAGCCGTTTAAACCGGCAGCTGCTACTCCTCCAAGCACGGGAGCAGCTCCGCCTCCGAAAAACCCATTCGAAAGCCTCAACGATCAGTTCGATGAGGACTTCGACACAGATTAACAGGAGCTTATTATGGCCGTTGCTGGTCTTAGAGGTACAGGTGATTGGGGCACTGACGAACGTCCCAAGAATTTCCGCGAGTTGATTCTCTGGCGGAACCCGAATGGTCAGACACCGATTTTCGCGCTCACGGCGCGGATTGGTAAGGAGAGCACGGATGATCCCGAGTTCTCTTGGTGGACTGAACCAAACGATATCGTGCGGCTTCATATGAACGGCGCGATTCTTGCTGCGGCGACGACGGTTGTTGTCGACTCGGCTGATCCAAGTGCAGCTGCTCCCAAGAATAACTGGGGTGTTGCATCGCATCTGAAGGAAGGCGATCTGCTCATGGTTGAGCCGCTCGCTGATACGGTGACTTTTGCACCGGAAGTAATGCGTGTTGTTTCGGTTGCGTCGGATACGACTTTTACAGTCGTGCGCGGTGCGGCGGGAACTACGGCGGCTAACATCGCCGATGATCAGTTTCTATTGCTGATCGGTTCGTCCTACGCGGAAGGTACGCGGGCGCCTCTGGCGAACTCCCGTAATCCTATCAAGTACTCGAACTTCACGCAGATTTTCAAGGATACATACGAACTGACAGGAACGGCGACTGAGACCAAAACTCGGACCGGCGATCCTGTGAAGAACGACAAGAAGCGGAAGGCTTTCGACCACGCTCGCGCAATCGAGATGGCGATTCTCTTCGGGCAGAAGTCGGAAACGGTCGGAATTAACGGCAAACCGCAGAGGACGACGGATGGTATCCGGAAGTTCATTGCTGCCGGTAATACGACGATCTTCACGGCTCCGTATGATTTGAGTGATCTTCTGGCTGCAGTGTCGCCGATTTTTGACTTCGATACTGAAGCCGGTGATACGCGGATTGCGTTCGTCGGGCAGGGAGCGCTCAATGCGTTCAATGCCCGTATGATCCAGGGAACTGGGCAGTCTGCGATCAACATCAATTACAACAACAAGGAAAGCGTTTTCGGAGTGAATTTTACCGAGATGGTTACGCCGCTTGGGCGGATACTGTTTAAGGTTCATCCACTCATGAACCGCAACAGCTTGTATCGTAATTCGATGCTCATCATGGATTTCTCGGCGCTGAAATGGCGGCCGATGAAAAATCGCGACACGAAGTTCAAGGACAACGTGCAGCACAATGATGAGGATACTCAGAAGGGCCTATGGATGACTGAAGCTGGGCTGGAAGTCTGGCATGGTGGTCTAACCATGGGTTGGATTGGCGGGCTCGACCAAGCGCCCGGCTAAGATAGTGCAGTAGCACTCGAGGGGGTAATTTCGCCCCCTCGTATTATAGGAGAGTGAATTGGCAAAGCCTCCGAAGAAACCCTTCCCTCCAAAAGGTTCCGGAAAACCCGGATATCCTGCTGGTAAGGGCGGGAAGAAATAGGGATAAGGACTATGGCCGATAAGTCGAAGAAGGCGAAAGATAAAGTAACTACCGAAGTTGTCGGAGCGATCGGGATGCCTGACTTCATGGAGCGTGAAAGCATTCATATGGAGTTGAAGGATATCAAGAAAGCTCGACTCGGCGACTACGTGGAAATTACACTGTGCGGAACTGTAACCGACCTTTCTGCCCCAACCGATTCCGGCTATAGTCCTCCCCGTATTGGGATAAAAGTTGAAGAGCGGAAAATATCCGTTTCTGCTGATGAGCAGGCGAAAGGCATTCGTGAGCTTGCGAAAGATTCGGAAATGGAAGAGGACGATTAAATGACTCGGGATGAAGCGGTTGCACAGATAAAGTTGTTGCTCGGGTTTCGAAAGACGCTTGATACGACTATTGTCGAGCAGATGAAGAATGTGCAATCGCAGTTGGAGAGCGATGCGACTCTGCCATGGTTTTTGAGGCGGAATTCGGTGGGAATTGCTACAAGTCCCGGCAATCCGTTCATTAATAAGCCGGTGGATTTCATACGTGAGTGGGATGAAGACCCGCTTTATTTGGTTTATACGAATACTGAAGGTAATTATCGAGTTAATTTGATCAAGGATTCAGAAAGCTATCTAACGGCGCGGTATGCGATGGCTGAGGCGCCAGCAGGATATGCGGAAATTGGCGAGCAGTGGAAATTGATCCCGACTCCGGTGGAGATTTTGACGGTGTATCTTTCCTACTATGCGCGCGCGTTGAGCTTAAACACGAATATCGAGAATGCTTGGCTGAAATATAACAGCGATATTATTATCGGTCGGACGGGATTGCTCATCGCGACGGGGTTACGGGATAAAGCCGCGATGGAAGTGTTTGGTGCGTTAGCCGCTGCGGGGACTGAGAAGATTAATCAGCAAAGCACGGCGCAGGATGAAGCTGGAACGCGGCGGATCATTGGCGGAGAAGATTAATGTCACTCGAAACAGCACTATATATTGACGGGTTGGTGGTTGCTAATCCTTCCGGTCCTACCGATCCGAAGTCGCAGGGTGATGATCATCTTCGGTTGATTAAAACGACGTTGAAGAATACGTTTCCGAATCTTACAGGCGCGATGATCGCTACGCAGGCGCAATTGAATGCGTTAGCGGTTGCGGGAACAAAAGCGATTGTGTTCGCGACTGGCGGTGTGACAAAGATGCTGTTTGTGCAGGCAGCGGCTCCCACGGGCTGGACGAAATCTGTCGCGATTGATAACGGCGCGCTTAGGGTTGTAAGCGGTGTTAGTGGTGGAACAGGAGGCGGGACGGCGAATTTTACGACCGCTTTTGCGAGTAGGACACCAGCGGGAGCGAATAGTGCCTATTCGCTTGCCATTGCTGATCTTCCTGTGCACTCGCATACGCAGCAGGGAGCTTTTAATACCGGCACAGTTAGCTCGGATCATACACACTTTTTCAGTGCGAACTCTGGTGGTAGAAGCGCGGCACACTCGCATAGTATCTATGGCCCGTTCTTGACGAATTTGTCGCACGATACGAGTGGTGAAGGTGACTATACTGTTAACGGTGGTGGCTATACTCACCAGAGCGGTACTGAAAGTGCTGACCACATACATGGAGTATCGGGCAGCACTGGCGGCATTAGCGCAAATCACACGCACGCTGTGACAATCTCCGGTCAGACCGCTAACGCCGGTTCCGGTACTGCACACAATCATACGTTTACAGGAACAGCGATGGACTTCGCGGTGAAGTACGTTGACGCAATTATATGTTCGTTGGATTAGGAGAGTCAGATGCAACTTGAACAAGCTACATTTTGTCCTTTGGTAAAGGGACCGTGTAAGAAATTGGAGTGCCTTTGGTTTATCAAACTTCAGGGCAAAAATCCGAATACTGGCGCCGAAGTGGACGAGTATAATTGCGCGGTAGCGTGGTTGCCGTTTTTGTTGGTTGAGAATGCTCAACAATCGCGTCAGACCGGCGCGGCGGTGGAATCGTTCCGCAACGAAATGACGAAACAGAACGGAGCATTTGCTCAAGTGCTGTTGGAGAAAGTTACCTACAACGGAGACGCAAACGATGGCTGATAAAGCTTATACTGTCGCGGAAATTCAGGCGAAATTAACCGGGACAGGTTTCAATCCCGGACCGATTGATGGGCTTATGGGCCGTCAGACGATGAACGCTATTCGGATGTTTCAAGTCCAACATCCGGGGCTGGATATTGATGGGATCGCCGGACCGAAGACGATCAAGATTTTGTTCGGTATTACCCGCGCGGAAGCGGAAGTGAAAGCGTCGCCGTTGACGAGTGTTCCGTGGTTGGATATGGCGGTTCAGAAGAAGGGTTTGAATGAGAAGACGAACAACGCGGCGTTGAGGACGTTCTTGAAATCGGATGGCCATGCGCTCGGTGATCCGGCTGTGTTCCCGTGGTGCGGAGATTTTGTTGAAACCTGCGTCGCGGTTACGTTGCCGAAGGAATTTCTCCCTGCGAATCCGTATCTTGCACGGAATTGGATGAAGTTTGGCAGGGAAACAAAACCCCGGTTCGGTGCGATTGCGGTGTTTGAGCGGGGGACAAATGGAATCGATGGCCATGTGACATTCGTAGTTGGGCAAGGTCCCGGCGTGCTATATTGCCTCGGTGGCAATCAATCAAATTCAGTTTCTGTCACACCGATAAAGACAGATCGCCTGCTCGGTTGCAGGTGGCCGCTTTCGATAGCGATACCGGAAGAAATTTACCTTCCAAAAGCGAAAGGCGGTATCATTTCGGTTAATGAAGCGTAGGAGGTAGTTATGCCTGCGAAAGGATATACGTACACGAAATATATAAAGCGCGGCAGTCGCGCTGAGCGTATCGACAAAAAATTGCGTGCTATGATTGAAGACTGTGTGTTCATCAATTACGCAATTGATCGGAGAGATTTAACCGGTCGAATATGTGGTGATCCAATGCCGGGTCATTACGAAAGCAGAGAAAGGCTGGAACAGTGGAAAGGAGAAACAGAGACGAACACGAAAGAAAACTCCGAAGATATCTGAGGGAATTGTCCTTCAGAGATATGATATTCCTCGTACTAATGGAGATTTTTGATATGTCAGAAGCAAGTGAAAGATTCGCTCGCGAACTTCAGGAAACATTGGACAGCGTTGCTACCGGTGTTGCTGAGATCGGGAAACTGGTTCAGGATTTGAAGGACGCTGCCGCGAATCATGACGATGTTGCTTTCAATGCCGCCTCCGATAAGCTCGATCAAGCTCAAGCGGATATCAAGGGCGCAATTGACGCGGCAAACACGACTCCGCCGGTTGAACCACCTGTTGTACCGGAAGAGCCCGCTCCGCCAGTTGAGCCGGAAGTCCCGGCGACTCCGGAAACGCCAGTTGACGAAACTCCGACGGGCGAAAACCAAACTTGATTTGGTAATCGCTCTCGGTTCAATGGAGAACTACGAATATGACTGACGAAAAAGATAAGGTAAATCCTGTAACGGGAATGACTCCGGCTACAGGAACAACGCCTGATCCAGTTCCTCCGCTGCCGGAAGTCAAAACGGCGCCGAATGCGGATGAAGTTTTGAAGGATCGCGACGCTGGACAGCCTGCTCCGGGTGAACCGGGATCGATTTATTCGCAGGTTATCACGCAAGAAGTATCGCCACAGGCGGGTGAGCCAGAAGCTGGACTCGTGTCCGGCATTAACCTCCCGCCTCCCGCAGAAGACGAGCCTGTTCCGGCCGATCCGTACAAGCCTCTGGTCAGCCAGCAGGCGGCAAACGATGCGGTGAAGAACAATGCTCGCACGCAGCAGGATGTGGACGCTGAGAAGGAAGCTGCAGATCGCGAAGCAAAACGCGCAGATGCGAAGGGCTTTACGGACTATCAGCGGTCAATGCCTTCTGCTCGCGCGCATGCGGCTGATGAAGCTAAGAAGAAATAACCCGCGCTTTGCCGATTGCGCGAGTTAGAAGGCCCCAGAGAGGATAACTGACTCTCGCCTCTCTGGGGTTCATTATAGTAGAAAGTCAAAAGGAGACTCACATGTTGAAATATATTGGAATGGTGATTTTCGCGGCGCTGATCACGATGGGGAACACAGCCTGTCAGACCAGTTTCGATACAACGAAAATCGATGCGGCTATTCATTCGCAATTGCCGCGTGCATGCTCATTGGCTACAACAGGGTTCAATACTTTCAAAGATATCGTTGAGTCCGGTTCGATTAAAGTCAATGCAAATCTGGTGCGTAACGTCAACGCTGCTTATGCGGGAGTTTGGGAGATTTGCCAAAATCCTAATGAAGCAAATGCAGCTTCGGCGTTGGTGTCTATAGGACGCGCGTATGCGGTTATTACGGCCGCAATTAAAGCGTCGAAAGGAGCCTGAGATGTCTTCAATTAATATCTTGGACTTGATCAATGTCGCGAGTGCGGTAAAGAAGCCGCTCGATGCGGCGGCGAAAGCTCCGCAGATTTCGTTGGATAAAAAGGACGTTACGAAAGTATCGTCTGATGTTATCAATTCCGTTACCGACGAAGTCGAGGTGGCTCAGAAAGAGGTTGATGCGACAATCAAAAACCTCGAGAACAAAGAGCCGTGGTATCAGTCTCGGGTTATCTGGGGTACGTTGTTTACCGGCGCGTTCCAGATCGCTTCGATGCTCGGTATTAAAACCGGCACGATTGATGCAGAAAGCTTGACGAATATTGTCATGCAAGGCGTGTCACTCGCGGGTGCGGCTTACGCGCTTTACGGGCGGCTTGTGACTAATAAGCCGATTGGTGAATGAAATGGTTGACCGTGAGGTAGCCCCTCTCGATCCTTCTCCTCGGACCAGCGAACAGTTAGTACAAGCTATCGCTGGTCTGAAAGAGTTGATCTTCGCGAGAATGGAGGAAAACGATAAGGCTGTTGTACGTTTGCAAGAGTTTGCCAACAGCCAACCAACTCCGGGAGTGATTTTCGCGAAGTTGCAGTCACTCGGAGAGATGGTGGATATGCGGTTCAACGAACTCGAAAAGCGTAGTGAGCAATCACGTATCGCTGATAAGGGTTCGCTGGATATTGCTCTTACAGCGGCGAAGGAAGCCACGACTAAGAGTGAGACGAGTTTCACCAAGCAAGTCGATGCGATTGGTGTTCAAATCGGTGAAAGCAGGAATGCTTTCGAAGTGCGAATAAACGATTTGAAGGAACGTATCGATCGTAACGAGGGAATTGGTGCAGGCTCGAAAGATAGCAATGCACTTACACGAACAATCATGACTATTGGAATGACTGCTATTATGGTCGCGGTTGGCGTTGCTAGTTTAATACTAAGCAGAGCTTAAGGACAACAAAATGCCTAAGATTCCGTTTTATGAAGCAGGAGCACTTGGGATTATCAAGGATGTGGAGGCACATGAGCTTCCGGCTCAAGCTTGGACGGATGGAGCATATATAAAATTCAGGGACGGGAAAGCGTTGAGGAGAGCTGGTTCACAGCAGCGTTTTCCCAGTCATCTCGGACGGCCGTTTTGGCTGATGTTCACATACACGCCGGTGAATGCGTATTGGCTATATGCGGATGAGACGAAAGTGTATGCGACTGATGGTGCGGTTCATGCAGACGTGAGCCATGCAGCTGGTGCTTACTCGATGATTAATCGGGAACGTCTATGGACAGGCGGGATTCTGAAGGGTATTCCAGTAATTACCAACGGGGTTGAAGTCCCACAAGCGTGGACGAATATCGGACTGAGTAATGATTTGGTTGACCTGCCGAATTGGCCTGCGACTCATCGGGCAGATGTTATTAAGCCGTTTAAGGATTTTTTGATCGCGCTGAGTGTGACGATTAGCGGCGCGAAGTATGGACAGATGGTATTGTGGAGTCATCCAGCTGATCCGGGAAGCTTGCCTATTAGCTGGGATATTGCGGACCCAACGAAGCTCGCGGGTCAAGTTGAAGCGGCTGATGAATTCGCCGGTGGGATTAAAGACGGACTCGCGCTGAGAGATATTTTTGTTGTATACAAAGATAACTCGATCTGGGGTATGCAGTTTATAGGAGGAAACGATGTTTTCCGAGTATATCAAATCCTTGGCGGGATTGGTGTTTTGGGGACTCATTGCGTGTGCACTGTTAATAAAGGTACTCAGCATTTCTTTGCTTCTTCTGACGACTTGATAGTGTTTGATGGACAGAATACGCAAAGTGTGCTCGATAAGCGAATGAAATCGTGGTTGGCGGATAATATCGATCCCGGTGTTGCCTCGCGCGCGTTTGTGTATTCGTTGGAAAGAAATAATGAGGCTTGGTTTTGCTTCCCGATGGTGGATAGCGAATTTTGTAATATGGCTATCGTGTGGAATTGGGTGGAGAATACGGTAACGCTGCGGCCGATGCAGGCTGCGAGTGCGGCAAGTCCCGGCGCTGGTGATACGACTAGTGATCCGTGGGACTTGGACCCGGCAGTTTGGGATGGAGATTCGACACCGTGGGATTTGCTTCAGTTCCGTGTTAACCAGCTAGACGCGCTGATCGCGTCGCCGGGAGCAGATTTTGGAACAAGCACGATCTATCAAATTGATGCGACTAATCAAGTGCTCGGGGTGGACTATATCGCATATATTGAGCGGACAGATATTCCGTTTGCTGGATTAACACCTGATGGTAATCCGAAAGCAGACTTTTCATCGCGAAAGATTGGGACACGGATTTGGCCGCGAATGTCGGGCGGACCGTGTCAGATCAAAGTCGGCTCACATGAGGATATGGATCAGCCGGTGGATTGGGAACCTTTTCAAACGTTTACTCCAGGAGTGGATAGATATTTGGATTTTACAGCGAATGGGTTGTTGTTGGCAGTGAGATTTGAGTTTACCAGCGCCGATAATAAACTAAACGGATATGATTTGACCGTCGAAATATTGGGAGAAATATAGTGCTCTACCAGCCTGATCCCGGTCCGATGAATGTTGATCAAGTGTTGGGCAATTATGTTCAACGCGAGTATCAGAAATTGGCTGGGTTATTGAAGGCAAATCACTATGATGTGAGTGATTTTATGAAGACGGTGCTGGATGATCTATCAGCCTCGGCGGCGTTGACGACGCTCGGATTTAGTACGTTTATTCAAACGTTGTTGAATGATGTGGATGTAGATGCAGTACAGTTGACATTAGAACTAAATAAGGCTGTTCGCGCTGATGTTGTGCAAGGTTTTTCTACTGCTGAAAAACTCCAAGCAAGGCAAAATATTGATGCGATTTCGCAGAATGCACTTAATGATAATTTGGCAGTAAATGGGCATTTTTATATGAATCAAGCTTTTGCCGCTGTCACAACTAGCGGCTCGTATTTTGCAGATCAGTGGTTTATTTATAAGAATACTGTTGGTGGTGGCGCAGCTTCATGTGTTCTTGAAAGTTTAATTCCGGAAAATTGTGCTAAAATTACTATTACTACTGCTCAAGCGGCGCTAACAGCTAATGATCAATATCTAATGGCTCCGATGCAGAAGTATGAAGCTATTCGGTTTGAGGGGCTTCAATGGGGAGTTTCAGGCAAAGAACGGAGGATGCTTGTTAGATTTATGTGCCAAATGCCTGCGGGAACTTACAGCCTCTGGATTCGCGATGTAGGAACACCTACTCGTAACTATCTAAAATCTTTTACAATTTCTGCCGGTCAAGCAAATACAGAAGTATTACAGGAGTTTATTATCCCTGTTCCTAATATCGGAACGTGGGCTAATTATAACGGTACAGGTGCGTTATTTGAAATGGGAGTGACGCTTGCATGTTCGGCGAATAATATACATTCGGCTGATGCTGTATGGGTAACAGGGGCGTCAGCTTTGTTTGGCGCTCCCGGACAGTCAAACGGATTTGCAAGTACAAGCAATGTGTTCAGGGTTTATAATTGGGGAGTTCATGTCGATTATGATGGATCAGGAAAATTCCCTCCTTACAGGAAAGTTGATTATCTCGAAGAATTAAGACGTTGCCAAAGATATTATAGAGTTCAGAGTCATATTATATCTGGTTATAATGGTGCTGGTGGCGCAATTTATGGGCAAATAGCTTTAGCGCCTCCAATGCGAATAGCACCTCTTGTAACAATATCTGGTTTTTCTTATTCTAATGCTAGTGCCGCTGGTAATAATGGGGCAGTAATAAGTAATGTGCAGACAATAGCAACTATTACAGCAACTGGAGCGGGTTGGGGAGTTGGAAATGTGATTTTGGATGCGAGGTTCCCGTGAGTGATATTCCTGTAACAATAGTTGCGAATAGCTTGATCGAAGATGTCTGGTATCAAGTCACGCCGCTATTGCTAAAGGGCGAAAAGTATTTGTCCGATTACTATACTTTGGATGATATCAAGTTTGCTTGTATCGACGGTTCGATGCAGCTATGGGTCGGTGTTAACGGTGAAATTTCTGTCTGCGCTATTACAACTATTGATGTATATCCGCAAGCAAATATTCTTCGGTTTATATATTGCGGCGGAAAAGGTTGGCGGAATGTTGCATATGCACATGCAGCTATAGTTGAATATGCAAAGAAATATAAATGTATCGGCATTGATATAGTTGCGCGGGATGGGTGGTGGAAACTACTTACTCCGTTTGGATACAAAAAGAGAGCAGTTTATCTAGTTAAACGGTTCGAGGAGAATTGATATGGGCGGCGGCGGCGGTGGTCATACCACTCAAACAACAACGCAGGAATTAAGCCCTGAGCAAAGAAAATTGCTCGAGCCTGTTATTCCTATCGCAACAGATTACCTAAAGAACCCGCCTCAGTTGTATCCGGGGAGCACGATTGCGCCTCAGACCGATGCAGAGCGGCAGGCTCAGGAAATGATGCTGACTGCGGGAAATTCCGCAAACGCATTTACGTCTGGTTTGCCTCAGCAGATGGCAAATATTCAGGGCGCGCAGGGTGCGAATGTAGGGCAGATTGGACAGAATAGCGCACAACAGCAAGCGGCGTTGATGCAGACGATTATGGGCATGTTCTCCGGTGGAGCAGCCGGATCGCAGCAGCTTGGTAGCATGATGGCTTCGGGAAATGCGCAAACTCAGCCAGCGCTGGATACGTTGTTAAACCCCGATATTCTGAATGCCTCGAGCAATCCTCATTTGCAGTCGTATATGGAAGCTGCGGTCCGACCGTTGGAGCAACAATATGCTGAACAGATTATGCCGGGTATCGCTGGAAGTGCGATTACAGCCGGTGGCTACGGCGGTTCTCGTCAGGGTATCGCAGAAGGACTCGCGTCCAGAGGTCTTTCACAGGCGTCAGGCGATACTACTGCGAAGATTGCAAGCGAGGGTTACGGACAAGGCCTCAATGCCATGCTCGGAGGTCTCGGTGCGGCTAATACGCAACAGGGACAAAACTTGCAGGCTCAGCTTGGTTCCAACCAATTAATGCAGAGCATGTTTGGTACGGGCATTCAGGGGTTGTTAGGCGGAGCGCAAAATCAGATTGCTTCGACCGGACAACAGCAGACCGGCTTGGCTAATATGATGAGCGGACTTGGTATGTCTCCAGATATCATTGCCAGCATGTCGAAACCAGCCGAGATGGTCTCAGCAGTAGGAGCGCAGCAACGTGCCGAACAACAAGCCCAGCTTAGTGAACAAGTCAATCGATTCATGGCAGAGCAAAACATTCCTTTCACCGCAGCGCAAGAAGTGGCTGCAATGGCTTTTGGAATGCCGGGAGGAAGCACAAAGAGCGAAGGCGAAACAACCGGAGGAGGACCCGGAGCGTTGCAAATGGGTCTCGGAGCGGTAAGTGCGCTTCCGGCGCTTCTGTCGCTATTTGGCTTCTCCGATCGCCGGATGAAGACAGATATTAAATTCCTCGGCGTTATGGCAAATGGGTTGAATTTGTACGAGTATAATCTGCTCGGACATAAGCAGACAGGATATATGGCGGATGAAGTAGAAGAGCTTTATCCAGAGTGTGTTATGCGCGATGCGACCGGATTCCAGAAAGTCGCCTACGCATTTATACCGGAGATTTAAGCTATGTGGGAACAACTTATGCAGATGCTGCAAGGTATGCCAACACAAGGCGGGGTGCTTCCACCCGGTTCGGAAGCTGGCGCGCCCGGAGCAGTTATGGCACCGCAAACACCAGCAATGAGTGCGCCGCCGCCACCGCCTGAATGGGCTACGAAGCTCAAGCAAGTTGGTGCGGATTTTACGAAGGGCATGGGAGGCATGGGGCAGACAGCCCAGCCGCCGCAGATGGCAGCGCCGAGAGTAGCGCAACCCGCTCCGTATAAGCCGAATGCGGCAGGACTTGGTGCCGGTGGTGGTGGCGATCCAATGCAGATGTTAATGATGTTGCCGGGAATGGCAGCTATGCTCGGACAAGGAGCAGGCGGTGCCGCGCCGGATAATATGGGCAACATGGGCCAAGCTCCCGGCGCGATGCCAAGTTTGGCGGAACTTATGAACATGGGTAGGAGATAATACCATGGCAACTTGGAACAAGTACAATCAATTCGTGGAAGACCTTTGCACCGGCAAGCATGACTTGACGGCGGCGGGGAATGTCGTGAAAATGATGCTTACGAACACCGCGCCTAATGCGGCTACGCATGTTGTCAAAGCCGATGTGGTGGAGATTTCAGCCGGTAATGGGTACGTTGCCGGTGGTGTCGATACTCAGAACGGTATGACCGAATCTGGCGGTGTTGCTACGGTTACGGCCGTGGATATTGTGTGGACAGCAGCGGGAGGTAGTATTGGCCCGTTTAGGTATGCTGTTGCGTACAATGATACTCAGGCGTCGCCTGTCAAGCCGCTGATTGGCTGGTATGATTACGGCTCGAGCATCACGGTGCTGGACACAGAAACTTTCACAGTTGACTTTGGTGCAAGCTGGTTCACGGTGACATAAATGGCTCTTCTAGCTGGGAAGTTATACGATCCGGCGGTGGCAGTAACGAAAGTTACTACTTCCGCTTTGGCCATGACGGCGATTGATACTACGAATCTGCGGCTGAATTTCACAGTTCCAGCTAGTGGTAACGTGCTCGTACGATTGGCATGTGTATACCATGGCGCGACGACGTTTCCGTCAGTGCTGTTGGGAGTATTGGAAGGCAGTACGGTAAAGGGTAGACAAGCGCCGATGTTGGGGCTAGGGAACACGGCTGTGGCGACAGCTATGGTAGCTTGCGAGGCGAGTTTCTTAGTGACTGGATTGACTCCGGCAGCAAATTTGAACTGGGATGCTGCGTATGCGGTGGAGACACTTATTGCGAGTACGGGTATCAAATACGGCGGTCCGAACGATACCACGGCTAACAATGCGTTTGGTGGATTCGCGTTCGAGATTTGGAGCGTTGATTAATGCGGATTAATCGCTATCAGCTAGCAAATACAACGGGCACAACTGCTCGTGATAAGATTGCTGCGACTGCGAATTTTCTTACGCAAGGTGTGAGTAATACGGTTACTACTAGCTACGCAACGGCGAGTGTAAGTCCTGCGGATAATGCGTTAGTGCTGATCGTTGTTGCGCATGTTGGTGGTTCGGCAGCTGAACCGACCGGTATTAGCGGTGCAGGGTTGACGTTTACAAAGCTCGTCAGCGGTCCCATGGAAGCTACATGGGGAAGTTCAAGCCTTTGGTATGCCTGCGATGCTGCGCCGGGAACTGGTGCAATTACTATCACTTTTGCTGCGAATCATGATGGTTGCAGATGGAGCATGGCAGAGTTTACATGCGCCGCTGATCCTGCTGATAACGGTAAAGGTGCTATTCTACAAATAGGTGTTGAAGCATTTAACGGTATTACACCGCTGACGACTCATATAGCTAATAAAAGTGAGGCGCTGGATAACGAACATGCGATAGTTTTAATCAACTGTCGTAACCAAGCAGCGGCGGTGACGCAAACTCCGGGGACGGGATTAACGGAGTTAAGTGATACTTCAGGTACTTTGTCAGCTGATGGTCGGTTTTTCCATATGGCATGGAACTGGTCAGCTATTGAACTTGATGATGCGAGATTTACTAATAACAATAGCGGAACATACGGCGGCAGTTATTTCCTTGAGTTGAAGACGCTCCCTTCAGGACCAGTGGCGTATACACTGGTAGCGGCGCCGGGATCATATGCTGTAGCCGGACAAACGGCGGGGTTGAAGTGGGCCCATAAGTTAGCTGCGGGCGTTGGAGCGTATACGTATGCAGGTTCGGCAGCGGGACTGAAGCGTGGGTATAAGGTCGGTGCGGCGGTTGGTACATATAGTGTTAGTGGCCAAGTTGCAACTCTCAGAGCGATACGGAAACTGATCGCAGCGGCTGGGAGTTATGCAGTAGCGGGAACGGCTGCGGCATTAAAAAAGGGTTATACATTAACAGGTGGAGTAGGAGCGTATACATATACAGGTGCAACGGCGGCGCTCAAGAAGACGTGGAAAGCTGTAGCAACAACTGGAACATATTCGATCTCAGGTACGGCAGCGGTACTTAGGGCGAATAGGAAAATTACGGCAGCGGTGGGAAGTTATGCTGTTGCTGGTAGTGCGGCTAATCTTATTTATTCTCCTTCAGCGAAGGTACTTGTAGCAGCAGCGGGAGCATATACGGTAACAGGAACCGCGGCGGCACTAAGGAAAATTTCGAAAACTGTTGCTGCAAGTGGTACGTATACATTCACATATCAGCCAGCCGGGTTGAAGTTTAATAGAAAACTTGGAGCAGGATTAGGTACATATGCGGTAGCAGGCCAGACAGCGGTTCTGAGAAAAGCACATCGGCTAGTCGCAGGAGTAGGAGTTTATGGCGTAGCAGGCACCGCTGCAGGGTTAAAGTATGGCAGGAAGCTCGGAGCTGGGATTGGAACGTATGCCGTAACGGGGCAGGCAGCAGCATTAAGAAACGGTCATAAGCTCGTTGGAGCCGCCGGAAGCTATGCAGTTGCTGGACAAGCCGCGACGTTCAGACGGGGGTATGGTCTAGTATCAGTAGCAGGTTCATACTCATGGAATGGGCAAAATGCTAATTTAAAGCTCGGCACGAAGGTACCAGCCGGGATTGGAACATATTCGTACACAGGATTTGATGCGCAGTTATTGCGAACGTTCCGTGTGCATGATGTAGTAATGGTTGCAGTGCCGGGAGAGTATAAACTCGAAGCAACAGAGACTGATTTAATCAGCACCACGGTAGTATATAACAAATACAACCGGATTTTTTATAATCGAACACGCAGACTTGGAACAGGATAGGAGATAAGACAATGCCAGTAGCAAATAGTCAAGTACAACGGATGCGAGTGATTGAGGACTTAACCGCAACATGGTCTTATGCACCACCGGCAGCGGGGTTAGTTAACTCTACAACGGCGGTTACTATCAAAGCCGCTGTAGCCGGGAAGAAGAACTGTATCACGCATATTGGCGTGAGCACGGAAACTATGGCCACAGCGACAGAGTTGGTGATTCGCAAGGGTGCTGGTGGAACAGTGCTATGGCGGACGAAGTTGAACACGGCGCTTCAGCGTTTTGATGAAGCATTCGATACCCCTTTGCAAAGTGATGTGAACCAATTGCTCGAGATTTGCTTGCTGACACTCAGCGCAACGGGTGCGGTTTATGTCAACGCACAGGGTTTCGAAGCTTCTTAATAGGAGGTTATTATGGCCTTGAAACAGCCCCAGATTAAAGAACTCGCACGGCGTATGGCGATGCTGAATATCGAACCTGAGCATCTTCAGAAGCAGATCGCACCGTCATTGGGGCTTGGTGATTTAAGCGCGCCTACAGCTCAGGCACCGAATACTCAAGTTGCAGGAGGCGGGGATTTCGCGCCTAACCAATGGAGTCAGCAAGGTGCGATGACTCTACAAGAGCAAGTACAAGCACAGACGGCCCAGCGCCGTCAGATGGAGTCAAATGAAAAAGGCAAAAGCTCAGAAGTGGCGCCGACCAGTACGACAACAGCTAAACCCGGCGCGACTTCCGCCACCCCGTCGCTTGGCAATCTTATGGTTCCGAAAGACCCCATGCGCTCACGTGCGCCTGTAGCACCGCCGCCTCAGCAAGCTCCAGCAAGTGGTGGAAATGAACCATGGCTAAGCGGTCCGTGGGGCAGAATTGGACCGTTTACGGGAAGCGATGAAGCCAACGCCGCTGCAGATAATACGTGGGAAAAGATGCAAAAAGAGCAGGCAGCGAGGTTAACTCCGGGGACGTTGCAGGTCGGGCAGGTGCCGGATAATGTCGGTAATGCTGGTGAAGCGCGGACACTTGCTGAAGGCACGGAAAGCCAGAAGCAGATCATGAATGAATTCGAGCAGTCGCTGCGTGCCGGTAGTCCAGAACAAGGTATTAAAGGGCTTACTAATCCGTATGCTATCGCGGCTATGATGGCCACGGCAACGCATGAAAGCGCATTTGCTCCTGCAAACGTATTTGGTACGTGGAACGATCCGAGTGAGGGAGGCGTTGCGGGTAAATCCGGTGGCGCTATGTCATGGAGAGATGCGAGATATACCAACATGCAGAACTTCGGGGCGAAAATGGGAGATAATCCAAACCATGTTTCGGCTCGAAATCAAGCGCTGTTTGCCTTGCAGGAAGACCCAAATTTGATCAACCAGATCGAGAATTCCAAGGACGCTGCAGAAGCACAACAGCATATGAATAATGCGTGGAAATTCGCCGGTTATGATAAGCCGGGAGGTGAAGGTGCGGACAGAATTGCGACCGCGCAGAAGCTGGTGCCGATTGTACAGACTCCGGATACGGGGATGTTATCGAGTGTGGCGCCGACACAGGAAGCCCCACCGCCTCAGCAAGTGCCGAATGGTGGGCTGCTGTCACAGCCGATTAATGGCGATGGGAGGTATACTGCGGCCGATGTTGATCCGACAGTGACAGCGACTCCGGCAGCTGATCCATTGACGCAATTCCCGCCTGCGCCAGCAGCACCAGCGCAGAGTCAGACATTCCAAGACAAGATTAATACCATCGGCAAGCTAGGTCAGCTCGCAGGAGCAATGAAAGGCCCAGCTTTAGAACCGCCGAAAGGCACCGCTCCTGCTCCATCGCAGGGTAGTTTTAACCGTGATCCGAATGCGTTGAAAGCCATTATGGCCATGCTTACAAACATGGGACAAAGTGGTGGACCGCCCTCGCTCGGTATGTTAATGGGAGGTAAGTAAGATGGCACTCGGAAAATCCTTAAGGGATGATTATGACAAGATTAACTCGCCGTTGGTCCCTCAACCACAAAATGTCGCTGCGAGTATGGGAAAGACTTCTGTGTCTACCCCCGCCGTTCGCGGTCTCGGAGACATTATGGCACCGGCTAGTAATGCAGCTAGCAGCCCGGCTCCTGTTGATCCGAATACTACTGGAGCTACTGGTGCACCCGACTTCGAAGCGAAAGTAGCGAAGAATGAGAGCTGGCTCGCTGATCCGGGAGTGCAAAGTAGTTTGCTCGATTTCGCGATACAAGTTATGTCTCCGGGATTAACTACAGAACAGCAGTTGGAGAAGCGGAAGGTTGATCTGCAAGAGTCAAACATGCTGTTTGATAATAAAATGGCACAGGCAAACTATGGATTAAATGTGCAGAATTTACAGATAAACCAACTGGAAGCACAGGATAAGCTGCTCAAAAATGAGCAAGCACGGCAGACGCTTGAGCGGAGAAAGCAGCTATTTGGTGCGGTTAAAGTAGGCGGGCAAACCGCGCTTGAAACAATGGCTCCCATGGATATGGTGGACATGGCTGGGGAGTTGGTCGCGATGGGGGATTCGGAAGGGGCGAAAGTAGTATTGGATATGTATAAAGCGAAGTCGGGCGATACGACTCCGCAGTGGACAAACTATCAACATGCGCGGCTACAGGAAGGTGCGGCAGTTGGGACATTCTCGCAGTGGATGCAGGCGCAGTCACGGGCGACAGTTCCGCCAGCGGCGACCGCGGGAGTATCAACGCCGATGCAAGAAGCAAGTATTAAAATGAGCGACAAAGCTGACATGTTGCTCAATCAGGTTGCCGATTTGGAGCAGACACGAGAGCTTGCGAAAGTCACACCGACTGGAAAGACGGTACCGCTGACAATAGGTATCAGAGCAGCGTTTCAGGATTTCGGATTCACGTTTGCTGGGGATAAGAATGATGTGGATTTGCAGCAGACGTTGCTGGGAAGAATGAATGCTTTGGCGCTCAGAATGCGTAATCCAGATAGCGGTTATGGCTTGACGGGTAATACTTCTGATCGTGACGTGCAGTTCCTACAAAGTATTGTTGGTGGATTGGGTGATACTCCACAGGCTAATTACGCAATCTTGACAGGCATGCTCGCTAAGCAGCGGCGGGAGGCAGATATTATGGGGAAGAAGGCGGAGTATATTATCGAAAACGGTACGACAAAAGGTTGGAGTAAGTATATTCAAGGGTATCTAAAAGACAAGCCTATGTTTACGGATCAAGAGCATGTAGAGTTGGAGAAAATGATAAATCCGCTCCGTCCTGCTCCGGGAGAAGAGTCCGGTCCAGCAAAGATTACCCAACTTCCCGCTGCCGCACCGGATACGCTCAGTGAGGAAGATAAACGACTCTGGTCGAAGTATGACGACCGCATGAAACGTGCGGTATTAGGATGGCCAGAACCAGGAGCACAATGAAATGACCCCAGAAGAAATGGCTGCTGCCCGGAAAGCAGCGAGAGATGCACTCAATGCGGAAGCGGAAGGTAAAGAAGCACCGGCTGCTAAAGGCGGAGGTGGGATGCTGAGAAGCTTGCTCGGTATGGGGGCAGGTGATCTAATCGGCGCTGCGAGCGGTGCAACGAAAGCGCTTTTCCATGGGGATACGGAAGATAAAGCGAAAGCTATTCATCAAGATATGGAAGCTGGTGGAGATTTCGGCCGAGTAACAGGTGATAGCGCAGCGGCAGGAATGGCTAATAAAGCTCGCGCAGCCGTAGCCGGGACGGATTTAGACACGCAGCTTGCGCAAAGTAATATGGCCGAACAGCGACTCGGACCGACAGCGACGAATGTTGCGAAAGGTATCGGAACCGTATCGCAGGGATTGGCGCTTCCGGGGGCTGCTGCGGCTACATATCCAGCAGCGGCGGTAACTGGTGCAGGACTTGCTGGGGTTAATGCGGCTGGAGAGGCAATCGGAAAAGGTGAGACACCCGATCCACTCAATGTTGGAATAGAAACAGGTCTCGGTGCGGTTGGAGGGTTGTTCGGGAAGTATTTTGGCGATCGACTCGGTGCGCTTATTGAGCGGAAAGTTCCTGTTGCTAAGGTTGGCGGCGTGGAAGATTCGCTCTGGAAGACGGCGAAGGGTAAAGTTACTGAGCTTGAAAATACAGTTAAAACCGCTTCGGACCAGTTTGATAAGGCTGGGGTTATGGTTGATAATAAATATATTAAAGGAGAAGTTAATAAGCTTGCAAAGGAGTTTGCCAACAATAAAACATTTAAAGTTGGAGATGCTCCTACAGCGCAGACCGCACTAGATTTGTTGAACAAATATGCGGACGATGGAACTGCGACGAGTTTGAGAGATTTGAATACGCTACGAGCAAGGATTAGAGATTTACCTTTTACAGGTAAAGGGACATTGCAAGACGGTGTTGCGTTCGACGATGCTAATCTCGTGCGGATTATCGGAAAGAGAATGAGTGCTATGTTCGAATCGTTGGGAGAAAAAAATCCAGCGGTTGTCTCGGGTAATATTAAAGAGGGGTTGAAGGCATTCAAGACAATGAATGAAACTTTTGCACAAAAAGAAAAATCGAACCTAGTTGCGAGTGCGTTTGATCTTGCGGACATTGCAACCGGTAAAGGTACGCCGGTGGACAAAGCGTTCCAAGCAGAGTTTACGAAATTGTATAAGAACAAATTAGCGCAAAGGACGTTTGAGCCGAGAGAACTCGTGGTAATCAGACAGATCGCTAAGGGCGGTGATATGACGCAGCTAATGAATAAGCTAGAAAGAAGTATGGGTACTGGTGGCATATTTAGTTATATGGTTAACTCGCTTAAAGCACCGCTTCGTGGTGGGGCCGAACGTGGGGCGGAAGATACAGCACGGACGTTGTTCAATAACGTCGCCAAGACGCAACTAAAGCGTGAGGGAACAGCGGGGGCGAAGGTGGGAATTACTATTGGCAGCAAAGGCGCGTCGAGTTTAGGCGAGTTGATAAAGCCTATTGAACCTTCGGAACAGCCTCAGTAAGAACAGTAGGCGGAGCATCATCGTCGAGCTCGGGAATGTACTTGTAAAAGGTCGTCCCCTGCTCGACAAATATCATAGTCCATCCAGCTTTTACGCAAGCATCCGTCGCGGCTTGGAAATCCATCCGAGTCATGAAGCGATAGCACTCGCCCCAGAGATTTTTGTCAGTGACGATACCTTGAGTTTTCAGGATTTCTTTAATGAACTCCATATCGCGGGCGGACTGGACCATGCCGATCGAGTCGAAGACGATGTGCATATCGCGTTCAACACCGGCGAGTAGGGCAAGAGAGATTTCCAAATGGCGCTTGTCGATTATTAGGCCATCGGATTCAGCAGCGGATAGGATCATCGCCAGCTTGTGCATGTGGGTTTGCTTACGAGCATTGTAGCCGTGGAACTTAGGATTGCGTAGATGCTCGTCTACGTTTTGCCAGTGCTGACGATACCAATTTCCACCGAATTCAAGCGCCGCCGGGGTCATGATGAAGTCACCTCGGAGGAGGTTTATTTCATTCAGATCGTGTACGAGCGCTTTTTCGAGTTCTAGGTGATCCGTCGCATCCACGAGTTGGTTGATGTAGGGAATCAAATATTGCTTTTTGTCTGCGTATGCGAAAACTACTCTCGATGTGAGACCGCCAAATATCATTTCCTCCGTAAAGTTTCCCCGCAGCCACGAAGGCGTAGTAGCGGCAATTATATTGATCCATGGATTCTCGATTTTTGTGTTCTCGGATGAACGCAGCCAACGCTCCCATGTTCCATCTCTCCCATCCCAAAGATCAATAAGTACAGAAACTAATGCGGTATCCCGTGCATCGAGCATGGTGCCTAATTCGCTTAACTCGCAGGTAATGGCACTTTGCGACATGTAATTCTGATCGAGGAGGTCTCCGGTCAAACCCCCCATTGGTATTAGCTGCAAGGATTTCTGTAGACCAGAAGTTAGTCCCTGCCAAGTGAGCGATTGTGGCCCCATTTGAATGCCATCGACTTGCTTCAACAAGTTCATCGCCACGGATATGGTAGTCGACTTCGTCGCCACTCCGGGCGGTGCAACAAATATAATGTAGAAATTCGGAGTCCATCTAAACCTCACTTGGTCGATGCAGCATTTCTTTTGCATAGCACCAGCGATCGCGCTAACGCCGCTCCAGAAGTTAAACATCTCTGGGGCTTCGCTAGCGCTCGTGTACTTGGCGTATGCTGTCAGCCAGTTTTCGAGCTTACGGGGCATAAAGGTTACTCGGTAGTACCCGCCAGTAACTTATATGCTTCCCACGTTGGCCACTTTTCCTCGTCGCCTTCTTCTGGCTTATGGATGAAGTTTGACAAGTCTTTATAGGTAATATGCTCGATCGGAATATAATCGAATTTGGCTATTTTGATTTCTGATGTTACTCCCTTCGACATCTCCCAGCCGGGAAGTTCGAGCACATGCATCATGTCACAGCTTCCGATCATTGCGCGGTTGTATTGTTCCCAGAACTGGAAGTCGCCGGGCAAACCGCCATGTTGTGCGATAGGATGACAATGCACAATGGGAGAGAAAGCTAACTTTTTCTGCCGGAAAAGATGAGTAGTGTAATGTAATACCAAATGGTGACGAGCGTTGACGATAGTTCGATCATCATGTGAGTAAGGCGATGCTACGTAAATAAAAGACATTGGAGTCTCCCTAGTTGACACACTTTATAAATCATTAAGTGTGTGGTTTACCATTTCTGCGGTTCAGCTGCTCCCCAGCTCGTGGTGGATAGTTTTAGTCCCCACGGAATAGTTAGAGGGTCGTCGTATGGGACGGTTATAGTGTGGAGTGCTTGTTTGATTTCAGGAATTCTGTCGTGATACTTTTTAGGCCACTGGCAGATGAGCGAGTCATGAACCTGTAATAGAAGTTCAACCCAAGGGCAATCCCGTCGTATGGCGAGCGCGCCTTTGTTGGTGTTGATGGCGACGGTGCTTTGCGGCTTCCATGCGAGCGCTTTGGTAAAGAGTTCGTTAGGTCGATCGAAGTAGACGATACGGTAACCGAACTTATTGCCAACTGTTCGGCCAGAAACTGCTCCACATTCGGGGCAAATTCGTTCGCCCCCATGTACTTTGTTACACCGCCAGCACTGTATTCCATTGAGTTGTCGATTCGTCCGATTGTGCCACTCCTTGATACCCGGATGGAGGTGAAACCATCGCTCGTGAAACTCTTCTTCCTCAGCAAGAGATGTTCTAAGTTTCGCCACAAACGTTCGAGGAGTTCCTCCGTAATTGGTGCCGTGCACTCGACGTTTAGCGTTATGGTAAAGCCCACCGGCGTGATCGAGAGCTTTGAGGTCTTCATCGGTCATATCCTTCGTGCGTTCGGGGTATAGGTCTCGGCAGTTTTTGATATGGAGTTTAAGTCCAGCGCGGAATGCGGCCTTAAGGTCTTCGTCTTTAGCTTCCCACGCAACGACTTGAGCGTCCGCTCCGCCAAGATCAAACTCGCCAAGTTCGTAACCGGGATCACATACGAAAGAGTTACGCATGTTGGGGTACTTGTAATCGTCATCTTCCTTATCGCTGGGAATGTTCTGCAGATTTCCCCCACGTCCCTCCACATTTTCACTCGATGAGAATCGGAAAGTATCTGTTCCTGTAGGGTTATATGAACATCGCATACGATCATCGTCGTCGGTCTCCATCTTAGCGAATGTGGAATGGTAAACTTTCATACTGCGTCGGCGTTCGAGCAGGGTAATTACAGGAGCAAGGATAGGCTCACGCTGCGCGATGACAGGTAGCGCTTCTTTGTTAACAGTTTCGCTTCCACCGCCCGGTTTGCGTACGGGCTGTACGCCGCAGATGTCGTAGAATAGTATTTTCTGTTTCGCGGCTGAGGTGTACCAAGGCGCGCTGCCCTTCTTGCGAGGGAGTATGTCTTCAGGTACCATCGGCGCAAGGCGGGCATCGAGTATAGCGATATCAGCCGCGAGCTGGTCCGAGACTATCTTGCGTGCAGCAGGATCAGTGAGCATCCCGCGCATCATCATCGGTAGGCACATGTCATTAAACACGGCCATCTGAGTAGCGACCTGCTCGGTCAGCTCGAAGGATGTTACGAGTGGGAGGAGTTCATGGTAGACTTCGAGGGTTTTAACAGCATCCTTGCAGTTATAATTCCACCAAATATCTTCACTCTGTTTATTCGCACGCCAATTTTTGCCTTCGTCTTTCCAGAAAATGTGATGATCGCAATAGAGCGAAGAT